CCACCCACGTCTTTTTCTATATATATAATAGTATCTAATATAACGTCTGTAATAACCATAATATCTTCTTGCTTTTTTACAGTTTTTTGCATTGTATGTACTTCTGCGTCGACTTTTAGATCTTGATCTTGCTGCTCTACTTCTTGCTGCTCGAGCTCTAGCTTTAGCTCTGGCTCTAGATTTAGCTCTGGCTCTAGATTTAGCTCTGGCTCTAGATTTAGCTCTGGCTCTAGATTTAGCTCTGGCTCTACTTCTTGCTCTGGCTCTAGCTTTAGCTCTGGCTCTAGCTTTAGCTCTGGCTCTACTTCTTGCTGCTGCTCTACTTCTTGCTGTTCTAGCTTTAGCTCTGGCTCTAGCTTTAGCTCTGGCTCTAGCTTTAGCTCTGGCTCTAGCTTTAGCTCTGGCTCTAATAGCTGAAGCTTTACGACGTAGAGCTGCTGCTGCTCGTCTAGCTAATAATCTAGCTTTTCTTTTAGCTTTAGCAGCAGCTCTTTTTGCCTTTGCTTTCGCCTTGGCTGAAGTGGCACGTCTAATAGCAGCTTTTAATTGTTTTGCTTTACGTTTAGCAGCGGCAGCGACTCTTTTAGCGATTTGTGCTTTTCTGATTCTTGCTGCTAATTGTTTTGCCCGACGTTTAGCCGCAGCAATTACTTTACTGGTATTACGTCGTATACTTTTAGTAGAAGATTTGATACTTTTTCGTATTGAAGATTTCTGACTAACTTTACATTTTTTTTGAAATTGAGAATAGTATTTAATATATTTTCTATATGCATTATAGTTTGATCTTTTCTTTTTTGATCTATATAAATTTAAATGTTTAGAAGCAAGTGCTTTGTAATAATTTGCTTTTTTACAATTTTTTACTTGATTTTTTTTCTTTTTACTTTTTTTTTTTCTTTTGCTTGATCGACATTTTCTTATAGAAGATAAATATGATCTTCTGGAAGATTTTGCTCTTCTGCTATATATAGAAGAATATTTCGAGTAGGTTCTATTTCTAGTTTTTCTATATAATCTACTGTATTTTTTAGACATCTTAGTATTATATTTATATTGCTTGGAATGTGTTCTTGCTGATTTACAGCTACTTAATTTAGATCTTGTTTTTCTTGATTTACGTTTTGAACTTTTTTTCGTTATATTACATGCCTTTTTATATCTTTTATTTAATTTAAGAGATTTTTGAGCTAGATTATAATATTTCATCTTTTTTGTCCTTCCATATAATTTCATGTATCTATTCGCAATTTTCTTGTATGTTAATGCAGATTTACATACTCTATTACTGATTACTTTTTGGTTTTTACGTGATTTTTTACTAGTTTTACAATATTTTTTATATCTATTATAATAACCTAAGTATCTTCTGGCATATTTGTAATATTTGAGGGCGTTTCTTTTTTGTCTTGTATTTCTACTTTTTTTATATTTATTATAATATCTCATGTATCTTTTGTAATAACCGTAATACCTTTTAGCAGCTGCACAATATCTCATTGATCTAGTACGTCTTGATCTAGTACGTCTTGATCTAGTACGTCTTGATCTAGTACGTCTGGATCTAGTACGTCTGGATCTACGACGTCTAGCAAGTGCTTTGCGTCTTCTAGCGGTAGCTCTACTTCTAGCGGTAGCTCTACGTCTATTTATTGCTCTACGTCTAGCAAGTGCCCGACGTCTATTTATTGCTCTACGTCTAGCAAGTGCCCGACGTCTTCTGGTTGTAGCTCTACGTCTAGCAAGTACCCGACGTCTAGCAAGTGCCCTGCGTCTTTTGATAGATGCTCTACGTCTAGCGAGTGCCTGACGTCTCCTGGTCGTAGCTCTACGTCTAGCAAGTGCCCGACGTCTATTTAGTGCTCGACGTCTTCTGGTAGTAGCTCTACGTCTAGCAAGTGCTCGACTTCTTCTGGATGTAGCTCTACGTCTAGCAAGTGCTCGACTTCTTCTGGTCGTAGCTCTACGTCTAGCAAGTGCTCTGCGTTTTCTAGTAGAAGCTCTTTTTAGAGCTGCTCTTCTTAATGCGGCTTTAATTGCCGATGATTTTTTTCTTTGAATAGATTTAACTTTCTTTTTACTAGATTTTAGCTTTCTCTTATTAGATCTCAATTTTCTTTTTAATTTTCTAATTAATTTTTTTCTACTTGTAGATGATCTACTAACCGATCTATATTTTTTTTTTAATTTTCTTACAAGTTTTTTCTTAGCTTTTGTAGATAAACTACTTTTTTTTTTCAGGTATGAGATTCTTCTTAATTTTTTTCGTAATTTACGTTTTAGTTTTGATTGAAGTCTAGAAGATATTACTCTTTGTTTATCTAATTTTGTGGACATTTTTCTTCTTTTTCTTTTAGATTTTGAAAGTTTAGAAGATAAAGATTGGCTAGTTTTTGACATGCTTCGTTTCATTACACGTAATTTTTTTCGAATTCTATGAATAACTTTTCTAAGTTTTTTAACTAATCTAGATTTTCCTTGTAATTTATGACTAAGATAACTTAATTTATTTTTTAATTTATGTACATTTCTTGATGATATTCTTTTTTGTTTCATTAAATTATTAGTAATATTATTAATTTTTCGGAGTCTATTATAAATAACCCGCTTTTGTGAAGTTTGCATTGTTTGTGGAGTACATGCAGATCTTTGATATCTTTTTTCACTTCCACATGTTCTTACAATAGTTTTATTTGTTACTGTTTGAGTATGATTTTGTGAATTAGCTCTTGAAGATAATAATTTAGCTAATATAGAATTAATACTTGTTTGACCTTTAGATATATTGGTCAAAGATGATATTAACTTTTTACTTTTTTTAGCTACCTTAGTAGATGATACAGATGGTTTTCGAGGTGTTGAAATAGTACCAGAAGCTTTTGATGATGAATTAGTACCAGATGCTTTTGATGATGAATTAGTAAGAGAACCGGATGATTTAGATGTTTTAGATGTTTTAGATGTTTTAGATGTTTTAGATGCTAAAGTAGATTTAGTAGATGGTTTGGATGTTCTAATTGTAACATTAGTAGGATTGCATTTAGATATAGTATTATTTACTAATCCCATATTTTTTACTTTTTTATCATAATCAGAAGTAGATAAAAATGAAGCATATGAACCGGTTTGTTTACTAGTATTATTTGTTTTTTGATTAAGAATATCATTTATATATTCAACATTAATGTTATCAGGTGGTAATACTCTTCGAACATTATCAAAATTTTCAACTCCTACAACATAATTTACACCATTTGCAGCTTCTGGTTTTAATTGACCCTTATTTTGTGTATTTTTATAAATTTTAACTTTATCGAATATAGGTTTCCATTTTGATGTACATAATCCTTTATTATATTTGTTCCATTTATGAGTTAATCCATCTCCTGCTTGACCAAGTGGTAATAATTTTTTTTTATTACCTTGATGATACTTCATCTCACCGCTATTAGATTTACTACTCATTGATGCTTTCATCTTTTTTAATTTTTTAAGATATGTTGGTGTAAATACAGTTTTTGCAGATTTTTTCTTTTTCTTTTTCTTTTTCTTTTCCTTTTTCTTCATCTTCAAAATTTTTTTTATTAATTTTTTTTTACTACTGCTTAATTTAGATGATGATTTAGTAGATGATTTAGTAGATGATTTAGATGATGGTTTTGATGATGATTTTGATCTAGACTTTACAACACTTGAATTAGATATCGAGACGGATGTAGTCTTTCTTCGTTTAGTTTTTACTTTATCAGCCATAATTTATATAAATTATATTAGATTATTTTTTTTTTTGATAAATTAATATTATTATAATAATTATTAATAGACTTAATAGAATCATATAAAGTATGCAAATAATTATTACGAATGGATAGCATTTTTTTAATAGAGAGTCTACAACAGGTAAACATGCTTTTTCAAATTTTTGTTTAATATATGGTTTATGTATTTCTGCTAATATTTTATCAAATATAGATGAAAAAATTTTTTCATATGACATATAATTATTTAATATTATTTATATTATTGATAACCGAATATAGTTAAAATATAATTAATATAATAAATATAAATTATATGGATATAAAATTAATATCATTTAAGCAACGTAAAAATACCATTTTTGGATTATCAATAAATGACAATGACTTATTAATAAGGTTGCCTACCTGTAAAATGCCATTTGGAGTTGAAGAATATAAAAATAACTATATAATAAATTTAGAATGGTATGATCCAGATAGAAAGATGAAAAAAATAATAAAATCTTTTAATAAAATATTAAAACGTTTCAATAAATTTAAAAATGAAGAATATGGTATATATGAAAGTATGACTGAAAATAATAAAAATTTCAAACTTCGTACAAAAATATTAAAACGAAATAATAAATTAGATATAAAAGTAAATCATCCAGAAAAAACAATATTTGAAATAAATTCAAAAGAGTATATAAATCCAATAATATTATTAGATTCAATATGGATAATGAATAATAGAATAGGAATAAACATCTATTTGAAAGAAATAGATGTTTTAACTTAAATTTTTAAAACATTTCATAATTTTATTTTTAGTTTTAATATGATCAATTTTGTCTAGGATATCTTTATTACAATTAAAATCGATTAATTTATTAATATCATCATTAATTAATTTAGGATATTTATTACTAATATAATCGTATAATCCTGTTTGTTTATATTTGGCTAATAATATATCATTTGGTTTATCTAAATTAAGCTCGTATAATTTAGCAATATTATTAATATTTTTACTATTATTAGAAATATTTTTAATATATTTAATTAGTTTTTGTCCATCTTGAACATATTTATTTTTTTTATTTTTAGTATATTTAATAATATTATTAATACTATTATTAGAGTTTTCTATATTGTTTGTTTTCAAAAGATTTTTATTGTCAATATTGAATCCACCGACTTGATTATTTTGCATTTCTGTTTCAGACTGTGTACTGTTATAATTAATATTATTATTAATGTCAGAGAAGATACTATTTGCATCTTCATTATTAACTTCATTAATAGAAGATTCAATTACACTACCATTATTATTTATAATATTACGTCCAATTTTTTTATTATAAAAGAATTGTGCAAGTTTAATGCATTTATTATTATATGCATGATGAAGTAATGAATTCCCATCATGATCTACAAAATTTATTATTTTGTAGATCTCTTCATCTGATATATTATTTAATTTATATTGGAATGCACTGATTATTTTATCTTCATTTTTTTCCTGAAATAATTCTTTAAAATTCATCATTATATATTAAATTATATAATATTTGTTTTATCTACACTCTTAAAATAATATATATAAATTTAACATTTTTTATCTAGTATAAATATATATAATGATTTTAACTGGATCAAGTAAACTATGTGTTACATTAATATTAGTTTTAGCATTACTTGCTGTTATGAACATGGATTCTACTTCTAAGCCTGTTGCAAATACAGGTTCCGTAAACAATAGTAGTTCGAGTTCTGTTAAAAATAGTAAATCGAGTAGTGTTGAAAGTATGTCTCCAAAAAAAAGCAGCAGACCTACTTTTAAAACAAACACTTCATCAAAAACTGTAACATCTATGAAAACAAAAAGTAGTAAACCTGCTGCAAAAACAAGAACAGCTGTAAAGAAGGTTGCCAAAATATCTAAAGCGAAAAAAGTTTCTGCACCAAAAAAGGGAAAAAAAGAAACTAAATTTAAAGCGAGTGATTATTTACCAAAAGATGTTAATAAAAAATGGTGGAATACTGACTTTAGTGTAGCTAAAAATAAAGTAAATAATAAAAATTTAATCCCAACACAAAATTATGTAACTGGTATCAATACAGTTGCATCTAGTTTAAGATTAGCAAATCATGATTTAAGAGCAAGACCTGCAAATCCTCAAATTGTAGTATCTCCTTGGTTAAATACAACAGTAGCTCCAGATCATAATACAAAACCATTAGGTATATAAGTATAATATTCTAATATTTCGAAAAAATTTATCAGAAAATTTCTATATAAATACATATATGAGTAATAGAAAAGATGATACAAAAGATGATACAGAATTTAAAAGTGCTGTAAAAGCATACGTTGAATGTGATAATGAAATTAAAGATTTATTATCACAAAAAAAACAATTAGCAGATGAAAAAAAACAATTAGAAGAATTTATGATAGAATATATGACACAGAATAAACATGAAGAAATTTTAATATCAGATGGGAAATTACAATTATCACTTACAAAATCAAAAGGTGCTTTAAAAAAAGAATATATACAAGATAGAATTTCAAAATATACTGATACAGCAAAAGCTATAACAATAACGGAAGATATATTTGAACATCGACCTATTACTGAAAAACGTCAAATTAAACGTTGTGCTAAAAAGAAAGAAAGAAAAAAAAAGAAAAAAAATTAATATAGATACTTATTAGATAAATATTATTTATCTAATAAAATTATTGTAAATATGGATAATCATATAAGAAATATGTAACATATGGAGAAACTGATGTTACAAATGTAGGTACGTATAATCTATCAATTGTATAAATATACGGGTCATATAGCCATAAACCAATTGGTTGATAACTATATCTAGTATCTGATCTATAAAAGTAATCATCATCGTCAAGATCAAGATCAAATCGACTACCTCCAATTTGGTTTTCTTTTAAAGAATTTTGTAATGATTTTCTAAATTTATTTAATCTGGGATTATTAATTTTATTATATTTAATAATTTCAAAAGATACATCATTTCCAGTTCTATCTTCTAAAACTTTAAAATGAAAATAATCGTTAATTTTACCTTCACCTATTGTACTTTTACTATTTTTTACTTTTTGAATTGTAAATAAAAATTCAGGTGTAGAATTATGAAAATATTTTGATAAAGCATTATATGCTTTTTGGGCTGCAACATTTTCATTTTTTCCTTCAAATGAAGTATTTAATTTACCTTTAATTAATGGATTCACTAATTTGTATAATGTCATAGTAATATATTATATTATAACATTTTATTTTTCAAGAAATATATTAAAGAAATACGAACATATAATTTATTATGACGCAAATATTAAAAGTAAAAACAGTACAAGCAGTTGCTTGGAAAACTTTAATTGAAGCTCTTTCACAAATGTTAGCAGATGCACCATTAGAATTTACTCCACGTAAAGAGAGAAAAATAAAAAAATTTGTAGAAAAAAAAGTAAATGGTAAATTAGTAAAAGAAGAAGTTGTTGTAACAGAAGTTACTGGTGGTATTCGATTGACAGCATTAAATCCTTCACAAAGTATTTTGATTAATATGAAATTAGAAGCAGACCAATTCGATGAATATGTATGTACTAAACAAAAAATCGTCGTTGGTATTAATCTACAAACATTATATAAAATTTTAAAGAATGTAAGTAATTATGATACTATTACTTTTTATATGGATGATAAAAATTCTCATAAATTAGGAATAAAAATAGAAAATGATGATAAAAATAAAAGATCTCAAACAGATTTAAAATTAATGGATTTAGACTATAAGGATATTGAAATCCCACCTGCAACATTTAATTCTGTATCAACATTACCTTCATCTGAATTTCATCGTTTATGTAGAGATTTAAATCAATTTTCTGAATGTGTAGAAATTACAAGTATTGGTAAAGAATTACGATTTAGGTGTAAAGGTGAAATGGTAGATCATACAACAACGATTACAGATTCATCTGATGGTAATGGAGTATTAAATATGGAATCATTGACAGTTAATGATAATTCTGATATAATTCAAGGTGTATTTGAGTTAAAAAATTTAAATGTTTTTACGAAATGTACTGGTTTATGTAATAATATTGAATTATTTTTGAAAAATGATTTTCCTTTAATTATAAAATATAGTGTAGCTGATTTAGGTCAAATCTATTTATGTTGTTCACAGAAAAAAACACATACAACATTACATGATGATAATGAAGAAGGCGATTATTATTAAGAAAATGTAAATATTGCATCTACTTAATTTTGTTTTATTTTTAAAAATGTACAATTTGTACATTATTTTTTCTTATATACATACTAATAATTAGTGCAGATATTAATCCAAGTATTAATGATACTATTTTGTTCATATAACCAACTTTAGATCTTTTTTTTTAAATATCTATAACATCTATTTTTATTATCTATAAATTTTTGATCTTTATTAGGTAAAACATATACAATATTCGGATTCTTTTTAATTATATAAAATACAAACAAACCGATCGCTAGTCCAAAAATAAAAAATTCATAATTAATCATATATATATATTTATATATAAAAATATATTTATATTAAAAGAAATGAGTGATTTAACTTTATCACACACAAATATAGAATATAATTCAGTTGTATCTTTTAAAAAAAATTGCTCTATAATAGATAGTATTATAAATATATTAAATATAATTAATAATAATATTAAAAATATTAATTTAAAAAATATTAATATTATAAAAACAAAAAAATACAATAGTTTTAATAATTTATCAATAGAAAAGCAGATAATATCATTATTAAATTTATTAACCGAATCAAATAAAGTAGATATATGTAATAAGATATTATCAGTATCAGTTAAATCATCAGATATCGATTTAATAATTTCTAATATACATAAGAAATGTTGTACCGAATCACATTTCTTAGATACATATATATATATAATAAAACGAATGATATTATCAGGTTTATATAATTTTAATCAGAATCAATTTTGGGTCACTTTAGTAAATAAGATACAGGAAACATTCAATACGATTTTAGATACAAAAAGTATGAATAATGATATATATTGTGGTAATATTATTTTTATTTTTTATTTATGTAGAGAACAATTATTATCATTATCTATAATAAATATAGTATATAATCGCATAGTTAATATGGTAGAAGATAATGAAATAGTTATTAATATAATATTTTCGATAGTAGAAAAGATACCATTAAATAATAAATATAATTCATATATTTTAAATAATACAAACAAAATATTAAAAAAAAATATACCATTTCGTTTAACTTTTAAACTGAATGAGTTATTAGCAAAACTAGATATAGTATATACATCTGTCCAAACTACAAGTAATAGTAATAGTAATAGTAATAGTAATAGTAATAGTAATAGTAATAGTAATAGTAATAGTAATAGTAATATTAAAAGTAATATTAAAAGTAATAATAACATAGTATATGAAAAACAAATTGTATCATGTATAGAGAATTATATAATTAATAATTCTTTAAAAGAATTAGAAGTAAATATATTAAATATAAAAATGTCTAGAAAGAGTTATTTTTTTAAGATATTTATTTTAAATATAATAAAACAAAATTTATCTAATAAAGATTTTAATATACTATTAACTTTTATTTATAATAGAAAATATCGTCCAAATAATTATAGAAATATTATACATCAAATATCTAGAACTATAAAAAAAATAAATAATACTGAATATAACAATAGATTATTAATAGTAATTAATAATAAATTTTAATTTTACATGGATTAATTATTTGTGGGATATCATTTGTATTCATTAGAATACTGGATAATTTATTTTTTTTAAATTTAAATTGTTTAACAAAATTAAAAATAAAGGATTGTGCTAAAAATATAGATAATTCTTTACCAGGACATCTTTGTTTTCCTTGATTAAAGGATATAAAATGTACATTTTTTTCTATTTTTTTATTAAATCGATATGGATTAAATTTATTTGGATTTTTAAAAAATTGTTTATCTCTTAATATAGGATTTGTTAAAATTAAGAATTGTTCTCCTTTTTTAAAATCGTATGTTTTATTATTATTTTTAAAACTAACATTTTTTTCTGCAGTTCTTAACATTGTAATGACAGGATTATTTAACCTTAAGGTTTCTAGAATGCAATTTCTTAATAATTTTATATCATAGATTTGTTTACTTATATTTGTTGATGTATTATCCACCTTATTAATCTCATTAACAAGATCCTTGAATATTTTAGGATGATTTGCCAATAATAACAGTGTTCTTGGAATTGTAGCTGCAAATAATCCAAAAATGGGGAAAATAAAATGTGGAATTTGATATAATATTTCTTCTTTATTATCGGAATAGTCAACACATAATTTAATTAATGATTCATCTTCTGGATTATTAATATATTTTTTTAAAAATTTAAAATAATTATCATTTGTTGTTTTATCTACATTGAAATTATTATTTAATAAAACTGCAAAATTATTTGATTTTTTAAACATATCAAAAATATCCGATTCAATTTCGTTTTTATTAAAAATAATTTTAGCGACCATATTTTGTGCAAATTTAAAAAAATTTTTAAAATCAATACTTTTACTATTTTTTAGTTTGTTAAGATTTGTTTTAATATCATTATTAAATTTATTTGCTAATTTATGTAAATTATCAGTATTTAATACAGAATCGTTTAATTTTCGTCTACTTTCCCATTCTTTACCTTTACTAATTCCAACATTTTTTTTCATAAATGTTCTAAAAAATTTTTTTTTTGCTTTACCAGGACTAAATACTTCTGGTGAATTTTCAATTATATATTTTATAAATTTATAATTAGTGACTGCATTTATTTTTTGATCTATTAAATATAGTGTTGTAAAATCTTCATTATCTTGTTTTAATTTATAATATAATTCAATACCAGAACTATCTTTTAATAACAAATCTGATATATTATACCAAAAACAGTTTATAGTTATTAAACCTCTTTGTACAATAAAATATTGTAGTATGTATATTTTTATAATATTCTTATATTTTTTATAAAAAGTTAGTAATATTATTATTAAAATTAATATTTGAATCTTCATTTATATATATATATTTAAATATTAAATTATATTAATTTATATTAATGGCATTTAATAAAACTTCAGTTATTAACTATAATTTAAAAAAACCATGGAGTGAAAAATATAGACCCAAGCAATTTAATAAAATAATTTTAAATGATAAATTACACTTAAAATTTAAGAAAATGATAGAATCCGATGAAATACCAAATATGATATTAACTGGTTATCCAGGATCTGGAAAAACATCAACTGTATTGTGTCTTGCAAAACAAATAATAAATAATAATATTAATAGTAATTTATTAGAATTTAATGCTTCTGATAACAGGGGATTAGATATTATAAAAAATCGGATTTATAACTTTTGTAGACGTAAAATTAATAATAAATTTTTAAAAATTGTAATTTTAGATGAAGCGGATAATTTAACAAAAAAGGCACAAAATACTATTAGTAATTTTATGGAAGACTATAAAAATACTACACGATTTTTATTTACATGTAATCAAAATAATAATATTATTGAATCTATACAGAGTAAATGTTTTTTAATAAATTATTCTAATTTAGATACTTCTAAAATAATAGAACGATTAGAATATATATGTCAAAAAGAAAAGTTGGATTATGATCTTAAAAGTTTAGAATTAATTAATTATATATCATTAAATGATATTCGAAAGTGTATTAATTTATTAGAAACAGTATCTGTTTCTGGAGAGATTTCGATAGAAAATATTTATAAAATATATGACAAACCCGATCCTGTTATAATAAAGAGTATATTATCTTATGTATTAAAGTGTGAATTTGAAAATTCAATATTAATTATAAACCAATTATATGATAAAGGATATTGTAATTCTGATATATTACAAATAATAATGGAAGTATTAAAAGATTATTCAATACCTAATAAATTTAAAATAGGTATGCTAAATATTGTTTCACAATATTTAATTAGTATAAATGAGGGTCATGATTCAAAATTACAACTATATACTTGTATTATAATATTAATCTCGTTAATTAAAGATATTAACTAAATATCTAACATATATTAATGAAGTTAATATATGTTAATGAAGACTTAATAAAGACTATAAATATTACTTTTATTGATGTATGTAATTATATAAATACTTTATCTGATTATAAAAAAATTGGGCAAGGTACATATTGTAATTGTTATCAAATAAATACAAATTTTGTATTAAAAGTATATACTCGTGAAAATATATACGATACAGAGAATGAGTGTTTAATATCTGAAATTCAAACAGAAATTGATTTTATAAAGGAATATAACAATTTGCCATATATAGCATATACTTATTTTATATTAGATGATAATAATCATAATATATATATATTACAAGAATTATTAGAAATTAAACGGATTACAAATCTTATTTATGATGAATTTTTGTTAAATATTAAATATTTTATAAAACTACTAGACATTAATATTAAATTATTACAATTAAATATTGTTAATATAGATATAAAACCAACAAATGTTGGTTTTGATAAAAATAATAATTTAAAAATTTTTGATTTTAATCTTTTAGAAAAAATAGATAATTTAAATCAAAAAATAAATTTATATAATAAATATGATTTTTATTATTTACACTGTGTTAATTATATTATGGTAAAAAATACAATATCATATTCTATTGCTATATTAATTTTAGAATCTTTCTCTAATACAAATGAATGTAATGTTTATTTATATACTCCTAAAAATTTGCAATCATCTAAATATATTCTTTTAAATAATAAAAAAAAAATATTACCTCCTTATTTATATAAATTATTATATACTTGTTTTCAAGGTAATTGCACTCCTATGATGTTATTAGAGCGTTTATTACTATTATATAATAAATGATTAATCAAAAAATACATCTTCACAATCATTATTTTTATTTAATTTTACTTCTTCAAATGATGAATAATCTTTTTTACATTTGAAGGTAACTTTTTTTGTTTCCTCATTATATTTATAATCTTCAACAACAAATTTGTCTTTTTTATATTTTCGATTTCTAAAAGCAGCCTGTCTTTTAAATGATGACAACTCATCAATTACATCAATAACCAAAGGTACTGTTGTATAATCTCCTTTTTGTTTCCTAAAAATTCTACCTAAAACTTGTTCCAAATCTTTTTTAGATTGGACCATTATTAAACAGTTTAAATCCGGAATATCCAATGCTTCACTTGCAAATTGATATACTGATAATATTAATTCTGCTTTTACTGCTAGTTCTCTTTGTGCAGGTTTTGTTTTACCATGAAATTCAGCTGATACTATTTTCGTTTTTTCATCTAGAAATTTCTTAATATTTTTAATATCATCTATTCTTTGTGATAATAATAAACCTTTTGTACCCTTCCGGTTTTTATAAATATCATTTACTAATTTTAATACAAATTTATTTCTATCAGGTATATTTAATAATTTTGTATACATTTTCGCTAAATTTGCCTTTCCATTGTATCTATTTATATACTCCCTAAAATATGGATGTTTAGATGAATAAAAATATCTCTTTACTAATTTATCACATTCAACTAATTCTTTATCCATATATAACATTCTTCCAACATGCCAGTTAAATATTTTCTCTAATCTATCCGCCCGTCTAAATGTTGCAGATAATCCTAACATATATGGGCTACACATTTTTAATAATGATTGGGAAAATACTTTCGAACTTATATGATGTGCTTCATCTATTATTATAAAATCAAACATCTCAAAAAGTTCCGGATCATAAGTATCTTTCATACTAATACTTTGAATCATACCTATCACAAAATCATGGTCTAATACATCTACAGTATCTCTTTGAATTTTCCCTACTGATGAATTTGTAAACATTTCTATTCTCTCTTTCCACTGTTCCATCAAAAAAGTTTTATGTACTAATACTAGAACTTTTGCCTTTAATTTCGCTGCAAGATATATAGCTAATACAGTTTTTCCTCTACCTGGTGGTATTGATAACATACCACCTCCCTCTTTTTTTATTAATGGCAATACTGTATCAATTATTTTCGTTTGATAATCTCTTAATTTTCCTTTGAATTTTATTTTAGCTGGATTTCTTTTCCCAAATTTTTTTTTTGGTTTTCCTATTTTATTTATACCATACATTCTTGGTATTGCTAAATATTCGTCATTTTCTTTAAAAACTTCAAATTCTAATTCTTCCTCTTTTCCAAATTTATAATCAGCATGTATGAAAGGAGACACTGTTAATTCTTCCTTTATTATTTTAATTAAATTTTTATTATATTTCTTTTTATCTAGCAAATATCCATTTCTTGTTAACATATTAATATAAATTATAAACAATTATTTATATTAATTTCAAATTTTATTATATAATGTTAGATTCAAAGAAAAGAATTTATATAAAAAATAATCAATATGTAACTATGTTTAATTTAAGTTGGACAAAATTTTTCCAATTTTTAAAATTAAATACTAAAATAAAAAAAGAATTTGAAGAACATATGAAATCAGATATTATTAAATCTCTTAATATTTCTCCACCAGATTCTGTTGTAGAAATGTGGAAAAATAATAAAGTTTTAGGAAAAAAAAATCCAAAAGTATGCATTTTAACACATAACAATAAATATATAGGCTCAGTTCGTTATTATAAACAAAATACCTTTATAGATAATCATAAATTATCAATTAATAATCGAAGAATATTTATAAAAATAGGTGTTTTATACATTGTGCCTAAATATAGAAAACAAGGTTTAGCAATTAATATGTTAAATTTTATTATTAATAAAAATAAAAAATATTTATTGAATGTACATTATAAAAATAAACCAGCTATTGCATTATACACGAAATTAGGTTTTAAGAAAGTATCTAGTTCTGATGGTTTCTTAACATTAATAATTGATTAATAATTCCCTCCTTATATTATACCTGCAAATATATAAAGGTGTAATATGAAATATATATAAATGTTTAGAGGTCAGGCAGAACAAGATAAATTTGTTGTAAAAATTTTACAAAATAAAAAAAATGGTACTTATGTAGAATTAGGTACTAAATATCCTATTCATGGTAATAATACATATATTCTAGAAAGTAAATATGAGTGGAGAGGTATATTAATAGAATATAAAGATAAATGGGTTAATGATTACAAAAAACATAGACCAAATAGTAATTATGTAATTAAAGATGCTTCTAAAATTGATTATAATAATTTATTTTTAGAAACAAATATGCCAAATAATATTGATTATTTACAAATTGATTTAGAAGTAGATAATGGTAGTACATTAAATTCTTTAAAAAAAATTGAGAATGATGTTATGAAAAATTATAAATTTGCAACAATTACATTTGAACATGATATATATAAAAGTAATTATTTAGATACGAGAAATGAATCACGGAAAATTTTTAAGAACAATGGTTATTTCAGAGTTTTTTCTGATATTAATAATAAAGGAATTAAACCATTTGAAGATTGGTATATACATCCGGATTTAGTAGATATGAATTATGTTAATTATATAATTAATAAAAACGGAACCAAATATAAAAATAATGTATATCAGGATAATTATTATCAGGATTCAGTAGTAGATAAGAGTATAAATTGGCAAGATATAGAATATTAAAAATTTATTATATATTATAAATATATATGATCAAAAATTTAAAATTATTAAATAATAATATTATTGGTTTTCTAAAAAATGATATTGTTTATATATGTTTTGTAGTAATATTATTAATATTTAGTTATTGTTCTTTTAAAAATATATTAGATTTTTATAAAATTCCTCATTTAAATAAATTATTAATGTTAGTAATATCTTATTTATCATTTTTCACACCTAAATATGGTTTATTATTAATAGTGTTCTTTTGTCAATTACAATTTAGTAAAATTCAAAAAAATTTTCAATTAAAACTAAATAAAGTTAAGGAAAAATTAGAAAATAAAAAAAATATAAAAAAAGAAAAGTTTTCAAAAACTAGATCTTATATTACTGAATCTTATTCTTCAGTATCATCATGTGCGGTTTGTAAAGCTTTTAATAAACCGCAAACTGATAAAATCGCTAATTTTAAAAATAAAAAGATTAATAATCGTATAAAAGAAGATGCTATATTTCGTAATAAAAAAATTCAAAATCAGCGACAACCAAATAGATAAATATAATATATTATATTATAATATAATATGAATAAATCAACTTATAAAGTTTATAATTTACATAAAAATAATATAGAAGCATTCGGTGGTGGATTAGATAAAACATGTAAAGAATCAGGATATACAAAATTACCAGATGTTATACCTTCTAATAAATATAAAAGAATAATTGTTATTGGTGATTTACATGGAGATGTACAAAAAACATTAAAAGCATTGATAGTTGCTAAAGTAATTGATAAAAAAACATCTAAATGGATTGGAGGGAAAACAGCGGTTGTACAAATTGGAGATCAATTAGATGGTTGTAGACCAACTAGTGACGGTGATGATTGTTCACAAGATGAAAATAAAGATTATGCTGATATAAGAGTTATGGATATTTTAGATCGATTCCATAGAAAGGCTGTTAAAAAGGGAGGAGCTATTTTTAGTTTAATTGGTAATCACGAAGTTATGCAAGAAGATGATAATAGATATATTTCACCTAAATCTTATAAATATTTTAATAATTATATTGATCCAGAATCTGGTAAAAAATTTACTTCAGGTAAACAAGCTAGAAAATTTGCTTTTAAACCTGGTAATGAATATGCAGTTCGTTTAGCATGTACTAGAAATACTGCTTTAATTATAGGTTCTTTTTTATTTGTACATGCAGGTGTATTACCTAATTTAGCAGAAAATTTATCAATTGATAAATTAAATAAAATTATTCGTGATTATTTATTAGGTAATATTCCTGCTAGTAAAAATATTAAGAAGATTGGAACTGTTCGTGATTTGATTAGTAATTACAATATATCACCATTTTGGCCTCGATTCTTTGGACAAATGAAACCTAATCTACCAGATACTAATTATTTATGTAAAAAAAAATTACAACCTACATTGGATTTTTATGAAGTTAATGGTATGTTTGTTGGTCATACTCCACAATTTATGTATGGTCGTGGTATTAATTCTACTTGTAGTAATAAATTATGGAGAGTTGATGTAGGAATGTCAGATGCTTTCGGTAAGTTTGGTAATAATTCAAGAACTAGAAAAGTTCAAGTTTTACAAATAAAAAATGATGGTGCAGACAAAAAGAAAGATTTCTCAATACTTACGGAAGTATAAGTCTATTGAAATTAATAATATTTAGATAAATATTATTAATCTAGTAATTTAGTAATTTAGTAATTTATTTTTTTCTTGAAAAATACCATCCTAATCTATCATGTTTATGACCATAATATGTGTTACCTTTATATTCAAATGAAGCCGATTTTTTCTTTTTATGTTCTAACATTAATTTAAAATAAGCATTTAATGGTCTTTTCTTTTTTGAACCACTCTTTTTTCCTTTTGATCTACGTCTCTTGGATTTTTTTGATTTTTTTGATCCTTTGGATTTTTTTGATTTTTTACTTCTACGTTTTCTACCACCAACTTGTGATTTATTATCATTATCACAATCTCCTCCTCTTTGCTTTTTTTTTGAGCCTCGTCTTTTTGATTTTTTACTTTTCTTAGATTTAGATCGTTTTGATTTAGATCTTTTAGATCTACGACGTCTTGATTTTTTGGATTTTTTGGATTTTTTGGATTTTTTAGATCTTCGTCTGCGTCTTTTACCTCCAGTTTGTTTTGATTTTCTACTCTTTTTACTTTTACTTTTTCTACTCCCCCCTTTCATTTTTTTTCTTGATTTACGACGTTTGGATTTTTTAGATTTTTTAGATTTTTTAGATTTTTTAGATCTACGACGTCTTGATTTTTTAGATTTTTTAGATTTTTTAGATTTTTTAGATTTTTTAGATTTTTTAGATTTTTTAGATTTTTTTCTAGCACCACCATGTTGAATTACTTTTTTTGTAGTAGTTTCACCATAAGCTCCTCCTTTTTGAATTGCTTGGAATAAATCTTGAAGATTTGTCTCAAGTTCTGAGGTATCAGTATTAGCATCACCACCTACTTGATAAGAGCTAGAAGTATCTGAGAATTCTTCTAATTTATCATCAACATCTGTAATATTTCCACCTTGTTGACTTGTATCTGACAATTCACTTAATTGTAATTGTTCAGTATCAATATCAAATAATTGTTTATTACCTCCAACTAATTCTTCGACTGAAGTTTCAGATAAATTATATACATTAACATTATTCTCATTATATGATGAAGTAACGCTCATATTTTCTTCTATATTAGAATTATTTTCAATAGTATTTGTAACAAAAGTTGCTTCTTCTGCAACAGGGTTGGTGTCATACATACCACCCATTTGTTCGAATTCTTGTTCAAATAATTCAGTAAGTGTTGGGTCAGATGCACCTCCAGATTGATGATTACTATCAATAAACTCAATTGTTAATGATGTAATATCAAAATCATCTGCTACAGGTTGTCCTTTTACGAAAAGTTTAGACATATATATATATATCAATTAGATATTTTTTTACAAATAGAAGAAATATTGAAATTTATATAAGTTAATTTAATTATTTAAATATTAATAAATTAACTTATATAATATGGGCGTACCAGGATTTTTTGCTTATTTATGGAAAAAATATAGAAAACGAAATTTTGTTTTTAATAAAGGAATGAAATTTAAACACATGCATTATTTAGTAAAAAATAATGCAAGACTGTATCTTGATACAAATTGTGCCATCCATCCAGTTTGTTTTAAGATATTATCTGAAAATGAGGATTTTACAAACTATGATGAATTGCATAGAAAAATGATAACTGCAGTAATAGATTATATTAATTATTTATATGAATTTACAAAACCAACAGAATTATTTTACATTTCAATAGATGGTGTTGCGCCATCTGCGAAATTAAAACAACAGAGGAGTCGTCGATTTAAATCAGTAAAAGAGAAAAAATTAATAAATAATATAAAAAAAAAGCATAATAAAGAAATTAAACCATTTTGGACAAATTCTTGCATTTCTCCAGGAACAAAATTTATGGAACAATTAGGTTTAAAAATAATCGAATATTGTGAAGAAATAAAAAAACTGAATCCAAATTTAGAAATAATTTTTTCATCAAGTAATACTCCTGCCGAGGGAGAACATAAAATATTACAACATATTAGAAAAAAACCTCCAAAAAATCGAGATAACATGATGATATATGGATTGGATGCGGATTTAATATTTTTAGCATTATCAACGTCTGTACCGAATATATATTTATTACGTGAATCTATGGATATGGGTGGTGGAAATGCAACTGACAATGTATTAAATTACACATCAATAGATATGATGAAAGAATGTATATTATTAGAATTCAATTCATATTTTTCAACAGATACAGAAAATAAAATTGAATATGATAATATGAAATTAATAGATGATTTTATTTTCATATGTTATTTTTTAGGAAATGATTTTTTACCAAATATTCCATCTTTAGATATAAGAATGTATTCAAAAAAATTAAAAAATGGAATAGATTTATTAATAGAAGTATATACAGATATATATAAAGAATATAATAATTATATTGTAATTAGATATCCAAAAATAGATATAAATTTACCTATTTTGATAAAATTTATATCGAAATTAGCTATTTATGAAAAAAATTTTTTAATTGAAAAAACTAAAATAAAAAAATATTTTAGACGTTGTGAGTCAAATGATCCATATGATAAAGAAGTTCATAAAATACAAAATTTACAATTTAAAATAAAAGACCCAATAAAATTAGGAGTAGGTTTAGAAAAAGATTGGAAATTTAGATATTATGAACATTATTTTCATTCTAATTTCAAACAACAAGAATTTGTAAAGGATATTTGTTATCAGTATATTAGAGGATTATATTGGATTGCTAATTATTATTTTGATGAATGTTGTTCATGGTCTTGGTATTATCCATTCGAACATTCACCATTAATTTCAGATTTATCAATACATATAAAAACATTTACATCAGCTATGATACAATTTGATTTAGGTGAACCACTAGAACAATTTGAGCAATTATTATCTATTTTACCATCAGAAAGTTCTTTTCTATTACCGAAAGAATTAAGACCATTAATGACTGAAAAAAAATCAGCTTTACAACATTTATATCCACATAATTATGAATTAGATTTTTTAGATAAAAATAAATATTGGCAGACTATACCAAATTTACCTATTATGAATATAGCATTAGTAAAAAAAGAAAGAAATAAAATAAAAATTAATAATAAATATTCAAATAGGCAATTAAAAATAAATCCTATAAAAATTTAATATATATATATATATTATATAATGTCAATGGATATATTTCATTTTGATTTTACTAAAAGTTACCTTGTATCGGAGTTTAAAACTCTTGGCTGGAGACCTATGATTATACATTTTTGTACTGCTATCGGTGCTTGGGGTGGATTTCCAGATCCACCTTTATGGTGGTCTGACTTAGTCAATTCTAGCGAATGGATCAAATGGTTATTATTGTCAGTGTTAATATTTCAGGGTGGTGATGAACAAGAATATCAAATGGCTCTTGAATTTACACTTATACTTTATTTACTGTATCAAGCAAGTAATCATATTTATAAATTTTTCAAACCTTGTAAAAATAATAAAAAAAAAATTACTAATTTAAAGAGGAAAAAAGAATCAACAAAAACAAAAACAAAAACAAAAATACAAACTAAATATACAAAAATATAAAAATCAAAAATATAATATAATTATTTTAATAGTAATATTATATGAATAATTTAAAGTTAGAAGAAAAGAATTTATTAAAATTAATAGTTAATAAATTAAAAAATAGAACTATTAATTTTAAAAAGAGAAATGATGTTATTAAAACATATGATAGATTACATAAAATTATATTAGCAGAAGGATATTCAGCATATGATATAAATTTATTATTATCATCAAAACATAAATTAAAAATAATAGATTTTTTAAAGGTATTATCATTAGAATACAATAAAATATTATATAATAATTTATGTCAATATGATTTTAAAAATGATATAAAATTAAAAGAATTTTGTACAAGATCTAAGATTAGAGGTTTTAGAAAAGTTAAAGATAAATTATTAGAAATTGCAAATAAAAATATACATAATTGGGATGGATTTTGGTCATTTTCTGATTATAAAAAAGGTAAAATAAATAATATAAAATTAATTGATCCTGACATAATAAAAAATTTAGATATATAAGTCTATAAATGATTTAAAAAATATTGGTTATTTTAACTATAATATATGGATTCTCCAAGGAAACCTCAATATATACCTCTCCGTGTTGGATATATTAAAGATTTATTAAAAGATAATGATTTATCATTATTAGTAGATTTTGATAATAATGCACCAGAATCATATTTAAATGTTTATAATCAAAGAGATATTCGTTATGTATTAAATAAAAAAACTTTTGATTTTAATAAAATTATGACTCAAATAGGAGGTAAATTAAAATATATAAAAAGCGGAACAACTGGTCATACATTCAAAGGATTATCAAATAATGAAAGTGTAAAAGATAATTATGCTGTAAAAATTGTAGCTTATCCAAAAAAAGCGAATTATGGTAATGTATATGATATTAGAAGACCAGAAAATGCTGAGATTATGATGTTACGGATATTAAGTTATTTCGTATTAACGAAACAGACCCCTCATATAGTATTACCAGTTGGTACATTTAATACAAGTATAAAACCATTTCTAACTTTATCAGAAAAACAATATGTTAATAGTAAAAAATATGATGATTTTTTAAAAAAGTACAAAAAAGGTGAATATCATAGTAATGTTTCTGTTTTAATATCTGAATGGGCAAATGGTGGTGATTTATTAGAATATATTCGTAAAAATTATAAACAAATGAAAACTTTAGACTGGAAAGTTTTAATATTTCAAATTGTATCAACATTAGCAACAATTCAAGTAAAATATCCGTCATTTAGACATAATGATTTAAAGGCGAATAATATTTTAGTACATTATATACCAAAAAAAGACGGTAAGAAAAATTTGTTTAAATATGATGTTAATGGTAATAAATATGGTTTACCAAATATTGGTTTTCAAATAAAAATTTGGGATTTTGATTTTGCTTGTATACCAGGTATAGTTGATAATTTAAAAGTATCTGCTGATTGGACAAATAAAATAAATGTTAAACCTGAAATGAATAAATATTATGATATACATTATTTTTTCTCAACATTAACAAAAAAAGGATTTTTTCCACAATTTTGGACAGAGCCGGAAATTCCAGAAAAAATCAAGGCTTTTGTTAAGCGCATACTCCCTAATAAATATATATCAGGAAAATATATATCAGAGAGAGGACGTATTCTAATAAATGATGAATATACGACTCCCTCTAAATTATTATTAGAAGATCCTCTATTTAATAAATTTAGACCTAAAGCTGATAGAGTATAATAATATTACTTTTTTATAAAAATTATTTTAATAAAAATTGAATTAATAAATTATTACTTAAAGATTTAAATAATAATTAAATTAATGAAACTAATAGATACAAATCAAATAGATTTAAGTTTATTACCAGAAGGGGTCAAAATAGCGACTATTAGTATAACATGTGCTTTAAATTGTAATATTAATATAAAACAAATTTGGGATTCATTCCCATTAAATGATGAGATAAGAACTATTAAATTTAATAAAGATATTAAATCAACAGATCTTAAACTTATAGAAAAAGAAAAAAAGAAACGAGAAAAAAAATTAAAAAAGCAAAAATTATTAAGAAAACCCAAAAAAACAAAAAGAAAATCAAGTGATAATTTTTATAATTGTATCATTGTAGTAGTTAACATATCACCTGTTAAAATTATAAATATTAAGTTATTTAAAAATGGTTCTATTCAAATGACTGGATCAAAAAATCTAGATCAAACAAAAGCAGCTTTAACTATAATATTAAAATATCTTAAGAATAAATCCGGTATTAAAAAAATAATGTTATTACGATTGTTGAATATTGAAGAAGAGAAAAGTTTAGATGAAACTTATCCAGATAAAGAAGAAAAGTTAAAGGCATATCATACTAAAAAATTTAAAATGGATTTTCGTAAATTAAAGTTATTTAATTTTAATATTAATATGATAAATACTAGTTTTTCATTAGATTATAAAATTCATTTGGGGGATTTAACTCAAATTTTAGAAACAAAAGATGATTGTATAGTAACATATGAACCTAGTATACATGCTGGTATAAATATAAAAATTAATCGTTATACTGATGAAGAAATAAATTTAATGAATGAAACTGTTCATTCTTTAGTTAATGAACTAGCTGCTAATACCCAAGACCCTGATAGTGAAGACTCTCGAAAGTTGAAATCAGAAATAAGTAAGATTGATAAAACCCGTATTAATTATTTAAAAGCTGCAATTGAGAAAAAGGCAACAATATTAGTATTTCAAAGTAATGCTCCTGATAAAATGTGTAATGTAATAATAACAGGGGTTACAACTATCAATCATATTATTAAAGCATATACGTATATTACTACCATAATTCACAATGTAAAAATGCAAATTATGAAAATTAATGTTGAAGAATTAATGGAACGAGAAAGAATCCGATTAGAACAAGAAGAAATATTACTATCTGATGATGTTGATCGTTTTTATTTAGGTGACAATTATATTGATGAAAATAATATTATTGAAAATACATCTGATTTATTTATTAAACCTGGTGTATAAAATATTATTTTATAATAAAAAAATATTTATATATTTTTATTATTTATTTGTTGTTTATTATTTATAGTTCAGAGAAATCACCATAATCTAAACTAACTTCTATTGGTTCCTGTACACCTGCTGGCGCCTTAACACCACCCATCATGATTCGAGGGATACTATTAGAACCAGAACCACCTGTTAATAATTTGAAAACTATCCATATTAAAAATATCATAGCTATTGTTTTTGTAACAAGTAACACCGTTTTAAATTGACTAGCAGATAAAAAATTTGCTGAAATAGAACTATTTGCACTTAAACTCATACCTGTTAATGAAGATGCAGCTGTTGCAGATTCATTTGTTGATTCTGCACGTAACATATCACCACTACCGATACTACTACCGAGTCCATTAAGAGTATTAGATTCTTTATTTTTTTTTTTATTGTCCATAGTTTCTACAGTATTTGTAAAACTTTTCATTATATATATATATAATTTATATTATTTTTTTTATAAGATATGTAAAACGTTAAATTTAAACAATTTTATTTATCTATTTAAACTTTTACATAAATTATCTAAAAGTTTTATTGGTGCAAGTATAATATTCATTAAACTTTTATATAAAACTATATTTGTTTTTCCAATAATTGAAAATATTATAATGGTTATAATTATTGCACGAAATAATATTAATATACCAGGTTCATTATTCTTAATAGTTTTTTTTTTCCCATAATGTTCATAATCTAGTTTACCTTTACCTGATATCATCTTATTTAATTTTCTGTCCTCTTCTCTTCTCTTCTCTCTCTTTTTAATATTTTTTAATTTGAATTTAGTTTCAGTTTTACTAGGTTTTGGAGATTTTACTTTGGTTTTTGGTTTTCCCATTACTTTGCCAATACTTCCTAACATTTTATTTAATTGACTTTTCTTTTTCTTTTTTGGTGGTTTTATATTTTTTGCTTTTTTTAAACTTTTCTCAACATATGTTGAAGAATGTTGTGTTGGGTTTATTTTAAAATATTTTTTACAAATATTATTTGTTTGTAGTTCTGGTTTAATTGAAAAATATTTTTGAAATCCAAATGCACATCTGTTATTATTCCCTTTATTATCTAAGTCTTTTGTTAAAGATTGTAAATCTTTAAATGTAAAATCGGTTGGATATTTTATTTTTTTACTAATTTTTAACATTATTCTATTTATTAATCCAGCTAGTGTCAATTTTGTTACTTGCAAAGTATTATGTATTTCTTTAGTGAAATCATCATTATTAATATATTTTGATTTATTTATATTTTTAAATTCCTTTTCAAATACTTTCATATAACTTTTATAATCATTTACTAACATAGTTGGTACAACTAACTCAAATTTTTTATTTTCTATATCTATTGATTTTATAAAATACAGTCCAGATGTACTATATTTTAATAAATTTTCAATTAATTTTTGGTTTATTAATTTTTCCTCTATTTTTATTATATACACACCATCAGTTACTAAATTTGATTGTAATGTATCAAAAGAATATGATGATGTAGATGGAGATAATACTTTTTTTAATATAATTGATGTAATTCTAGTTTTTGTACCTGATTTATTTGTTTTAACATTTGCAAATAATGAATACATATCTATATATTAATATTTATATAATAATTATTAAAATATTAAAAAATCAATTAATTACGCTTAATTGCAAAAATATTATTTTTTAATTGTGACGAAGCTATTGTTAAATCATTCCTTTTATTCTCTACAGGACGTGTATTTAGTCTCTGATTAAATTTAGGTCTTCCAACAATTGGATTAACGCCACTAGGTGCCCTTGCACTATTAAATACACTCTTTTTTCTTATATTTGTATTTTCTCCCCCAATAGGTACATCTTGTTTTCGTGTGGTAGGTGCCCTACCTTTCGCTAGTTTTTCTCTCCCTGCATTCGTTTCCGCGTTGTATTCAGCACCATATAATCTATGATTCTTTAATTGTTTTCCTATTCCTGATAATCTAAATACATGTAACATCTGTCTTAAAGTGGTTTTGGCTTCAATTTTATTTGATACATATCCTCCTATCTTACTACTGTGCATACTACCTACATAAAATAAATCGTTTAATGCTTGTTTTAATGTAGCAGGAGCCTGGTAATTATTTGATAAATAACCACCTTTTGCACCAGCTACACTATATAAACCTGGTATGTATTTATTATTTATTACTAACTCTTTTAATGTTTGTGCAGGTATGTCATTATAGTTGACCATTTGCGATTTAGAAACTACACCTTTTGCAATACCTGTTCTCTGATATGCTACTAATAACTCTTTTAATGTCTGTGCCGGTACATCATTATAATCTATTTGATATGTCGGTTGTTCAAATGCTCTCATATTACCTTTATGTTTGTTTTCAATTGTTGTCTGTTTTATTGTTATTTTTGGAATATCATTTGGATTAAATGGTTGAGGTTTATTATATGGAGCTTTTGCTGCTCCCTCTCTATTAAATAACATGGTATCTTTCTTGGTTACACGGGGTTTGTCTTTTGGATCGTATTTTTGTCCTTTATTATAAGGAGCCTTTACAACACCATCTCTTTTAAATAAATTCTGTTGTTTTAAAGTAACTCGTAGTTTGTCATTCTGTTCTTGTCTTTTATTTACTGGTGCTTTAATATTCCCATCTCTTTCATATAGATTTTGTTCTTTTCTTGTTGTTCTTGCTTTATCATTTGGATCATATTTTTGACCTTTATTATAAGGTGCCTTTACAATACCTTCTCTATTATATAATATGGTTTGTTTTAATGTTGGTTTTAAACCATTTCCATCTCTTACTCGACTCCCTATTCCTTTATGAATAGGTCCAGGTAATGCTGGTACATTCGTTGAATTCCTTTGAGTACATGGCATCACGAAATTTTGCATTTTTGGTTCGTACATTGTTTGCCTACCCTTTATATTCGAAGGATCCGGATTCATATTATTTGATTTAAATGGAGTTCTAACTTCTGGATTTCTTGATTCAGGTAGTCTTTTAGTTATCTTACCTCCTTTAATACCCATTGTTTTCTTCTTTTTGCCTCTTTCTGTAATTGGCATTATAAATTTTTTCTTTTGATAATTCTTCCTAATTAATTGATCCACTTTTCTAGTATTGGCACCATGCTTCAATTTTGTTACACGATTTGGTCTTCTTTTAACTATTTTTGGTTTTATTGCCGCTTTGATCCCTTTTTTACCTGGAATCATTGGTTTAGTATAAGTGACCTGTTTATTTTTATTACCTCTTAATTCATTTATATCTTTCATTTTTGGTTTAAATGTATCATGAAATCCTTGTTTCCCATCTTCATCATAACCTAAATTTAAACCAGGTGTAACTTTAATTTGATCAAATGGTAATTGATTTCTTTTTTCTTTACCTGCTATAAATCTATCAGCTACATTTGATATATTTATATTATTATCTGCATATACGTCTTTTTGAGGTTTGAAAAATGCCTTCGCTTCCTTTTTTGGTTGATAAAACTCATTTAATCCACAATGTTGGGTTCTTAATGAATTCCTATTTTTCCAAGTATGTTCATCATGTTTTAATCCATTCATTTTTGTAAATTTTTGCATATTATTATGACAAAAATCTTCGTTATTTACTACATTATATGTCATGTCTTCTTTTATAGGAGCACCCATCGAAAATAAATCCCTCTCCCCCATTACATGAATTAATTCATCTCTATCTAATCCATTTAATGCCATTGGTTCTTTACAATCGTATTTTAATGAATCAAATTGGTTTTGATATGAATAATTTGATTCTAAATTTGATGAATTTTTTCTTTTACTTTTTATTATATCTTCCTCTGATGATACAGATAATAATAAATTTTTTTTTGAAGCTTTTACAGGTGATGCTATTCTTACTTTTTTTTCCTTCTTTAATTGTTTTCTTTTTAAAGCTTTTTTATTAATATCATTCTTAATTATCTTATGACTCTCATTTGAATAAATACTATCTGTTGAATTTATAGACATACTCTCAGTATTATTGTTTTTATTATTTTCACTTAATTTTGATATTGCATAACCAATACCTCCTAATAATAATAAATCCATTATATATAATAATAAGATTATATATATAAAATTTTATTTAAATTAGACGAATAATTTATTTTTTTAAAACTGTATTCGTTTGTTCTTTTGGTACAACTTTTTTTTGTTTGTAATTATCTCTAGCATCCAATTGTGTGTTTCTACCAAATCTTAAAGTATCTTTTTCATTTTGATTAAATCCATAAAATGTCCATTCTTTGGGATTTATTATTGGATAATCCATATGATATTGTGTTACATCTAGTGATCTAATATCAATTGCTGGATTGTCTAATCTTGTACTGGAATAATCTCTTAATTTCGAACAATTTTTATTTATAACTCCTTTAAACTTATTTAAGTTTTTCTTTCTATCATTTATAGTTCTCCCTTCTAAATATTTCGCATTTTTAAAAGAACGTCCTGTTAACAATGATTCAATTTCTACTCTATCTGCTCTTTTAAATTGTGGAATTTCATTCGAATTATAAAATCGTGTTGATCTTGGACCATTTGTAGCAAAACAAGTTCCATCACTTTTATTTTGATTTTCATATAAATGATAGTTACCTGGTTTCTTACTTTGTTCTACTTTTTCTTTAAATGCTAGTTGATCATACATTAATCTAGTGTTACAACCTGCCATTATAATATATATATTATAAAGATATTTATATCAAATTATTGATGTATTTTATATGTTTATATTTATATTAAAATATATATATATTGAAATTGTATTATATTCAATTTCAATATTTAATTAAATTAGTTATTCTATGTTTCTATATGTTATATATTTATTTTTTACATTTAACAGTTCCATCTGGTAATTTTTTGTATTGTAATTCTCTCTCACATAAATATGGATTTACTGTTTCTTTTTTCTTTTCTTTTTTCTTTTCTTTTTTATCACCTTTAAATTTATTATCAGAACACAATGAAGTCTGTTTATCTAAATTTCTTAGTTGACTCTCTATATCTACTCTGGCTCCGATAAATTGATCTATCTTTGCAGATTTAAAGGAACAATTTTTTTTATTCCTAAAACGACTCTCTTCCATTACATGGTCTAGTACACCACAGCTTTCTTTTAGGCGTTGGTCATACGCGCATTTATCATAAGTTAATCTATTAGAACTCATTCTATATATATTCTTAGCATATATTTTTTATTTATGAAATTTGTTCTTCTTTAAAATATATCTACCTTGACGTCTTGTTGATTCACCTCCTCTTGGAATATCCATTACTACATGTCCTGAATCATGAAAATTTCTAAATGTACTGTGAAATTTATATGGACTCATTTCTGTTGATGTTATATCATCTCCCCTGTCTCGCGTTTGTTTACCTCTATCTATTTTTGACATTATATTCACATCACCAAAACCTCGACCTCTTGCTTTATTACCATTATTTACATAGTTACCATATGCATTAATAGTGTCACGGCCTTTATAACCTAATACAGCAAATGTTCTACCTAATTTACCCTCATTCTTTTTATCAGTATCCAATCTTAATAGAGTTTTCCTTTTATACTCATTTGGTTTATTTCTTAATATTTGTTGACTATCAATATTAACTGTTGTTGTTTTACTATTCTTATATATTCCTTTAGTATCTTTATCCTTATTTATTGGATTATAATATTTTAATTTACCTTCTGTTAATGGTTTGTTTGAACCTAAAATTGGAACCCTACCCCCTATTTCGGAATATTTGCTTGAATCTTGTGTATAACCGCCTAATATATTAGATGTTTTTTTACTTAATGTTAATGGTTGACTTACTGACTTCGTTTTTGGTGTAAGTCTTGTTGAAATATTTGTATATGATGAAAAATTTCTATCACTTAATTTCTTATTACTTAAATCTTTTAAAGATTTATTTTTATCCATATATTAATCTTTAAGATATTATCTTTTATCTTTTAATTGCATTCGTAATTTCTATAATCTTATTATCACTGGTTTATTAATAATTAATCTATAATTATAAATTAATTATTCTCCTCCTGGAAATTGCTCTTCCCATATGGTTAACAAATCTGCATGATCCTTTTTTCGCATTATCGCTATGATGTTATTTGTAGAAACTATAAATTTACATTCTAAAACATGTGTTATTATATCATTTCTACATTTTAATACCTTGTGACATCTTTTGCATGCAAACCATGGACGATTCCATCTTTTTTGAGTATATGGATACCATGTAAAATAGTTTACCCTATATTTTAAATCCCTTATATATAATCTTAATTTTCTAACTTTTATAAATTTCTTATATATAAGATACATTCTCATATATTTCTGAATAATTAAAGCTGATTTTCTTTTTGTAAGACACATCCTCATATATTTCTGAATAATTAAAACGGAATTCTGTTTTTTCTTTTGTTTTTTCTTTTGATTTTTTTTTAAAGAATTTTTCTTCTTTTCCTTTTTTTTCTGTTTTCTTAAATATACCTTTATACAATCTGAATATTTTCTAATCCATACTTTTTTTTTATCATCTACTTCATTTATAGCTTTATCTAACTGTTTTCCTATTTTAAGATTAATTCCCTCGTATTTTAATAAAAAATTAAACATTATCTCAGAATCATGATATATAGCTAAAAATAATATAGTTTCATCTTGACCTGTTTTTAAATTTGGATCTATTTTATATACTTCTAAATAATGTTTCAATAATGATAATTCATTACTTACTGCTATTGCGTGAAGTGTAGTAGTATCTTTTAAATCACCATCTGGTATTGTATATTGGAATTTATAATTTTTTTTTGTTTTAATATAATCTAATAATGAATTATACATATCATCTCCATTATCTCTTATGTGAATTAGTAAATATGTTAACGTATTTAGTGTTGAACCTTTAAATTTAACTTTATCATTGTCTTCCTCTAATAAATAATCAACAATCTCAAATCGTTTATAATACAAAGAATCGCATATTATATTCAAATTTGTAAATGGTATCCCTTCCTTACATTCATCCATTAGCTCTTGATCCCATTTATGCCATTTTAATTTAAAATCAAATGTTTCCGATAATTCAGAATAAGGATACCATTCACATTCTCTCAAAAAATCTCCAAATACTTTTTTCTTTTCTATATCTTTGTCATATTTCTGTATTACATAGTCATACATTGTCATTTTTAGCTGCTTGGAATAGGAATACTTACTTTGATATTTAGTTGTTGATAATTCTTCTTTTAAAAGAAAATATTGTCCATCTGGTAAATCTTCTAAACATTTACATATTAAATTGACTAATCGATTGATATGTATACATTGTATTTTGTTACATCTACAACCACGTGTTGTAATTAAGTTCAATAAAGTCTGATCCATTATTTATTAATTACTAATATATCTATGAATTAATTTATTCAATTTTATAGAAAAACATAATCTATTTATCTATTCTTTAAAGTTTCGTGTTTAAAACATTTCGCACTATTTATCTTACAACCATCTTTCTGATAATATAACCATTTTGCAAATCTATCTTGATCAGCTAATTTACGTGGATTCGGTAATCTGTAAAAATTACGATCCATTATATTCTTATTCATTAAATCATTATGATGTAATTGTATAGTATCGTAAAAATCCTCATCATTTACACTTTCTTTTAGTTCTTTATCTTTCCCTATTAAATTATTACCTTTTTGATTATTTACATCAGTCTCTATCTTTTTTGGTCTGAAATTTAATAATACTTGTAATGCTAAAAATAAACTTATGCATATTAATGCATATTTCTTATATTTATTAGATATTAATATACTCCCCAATGATAATAATACACCAAGTTTGATAAAACTTTTTAATATTGTATCCTTTGAACCATTAAATTCTAGCTTAAATAAATTATCCTTTAATATTGATTCACCAATTAAATTACTGATTTTCATTAATTTAATTGAGATAATTAATTATCATTATTTAATTCATCTAAATTTATACCCTTATCTTTATAATATTTCTCTAATTCTATTATCTGCTGATCTGTTAACGCGTCCACTTCTTTCATCTTGTTTTTATCTTTGTTCATACCAAATAAATTACCCATCATTGATAATGGATTGTCCTTTCCTCCACCACTTAACATACTCTCCATGTTTTTAAACATACTCTTCATTTGTTCACCCTCTAAACCACCCGGCATCATTTTCTCAAATAATTCATCAGGACTTGGAAATAATGTACTGTCTATATCTTCATTATCTTCTTCATTCTCATCTATTGTCTCTGCTAACTTCTGAAATGAATTCATCATATCCATAAAATTTAATTTACCTGATTCTAAATCATCCTTGTATTTTTCACCTATCTGTTGACTCGTTTTTAATATACTTTCTATCGCACCATCTTTTGAATTTACATTCTTTACATCATTAAATGATTCAGCAATATCTCTTATCATTTTATCAGCTATGTTTAAATCTAAGTTATCCTCTTCTTCTTTATTTGTATTATTCTCTAGTTTATTTAATAATTTAATATTAAATTCCATATTTTCATTATCTTTATTACTTAATACATATAATATTTGTAAATATTGCCAAAAATGAGTCTTTATCTCATCCGAAAACTTCTTATAACTACTTTTCAAACTAAAATTTACTAAATATATGTCTTTATTTAACATGAATAATCTCTTATTCTCATTTAATAAATAATTTTTATACTTTTTATCTTCATTTATTGTATTTATATAATTTGTTGCCCTTTCTTCTATTTCACTATCTGATAGTTTTTCAATTTCTGTTAATAACTTCTGTTTATCAGAAGTTGTATGGTTTTTTAAAAATGTTATAAATTCATTATATTTTTTAACAAGTTCAGTCATATATTAAAGAATATAAATAATCTTTAAATAATATATAATCTTAATATATATATATTATTATGAATTTTGCTAAATTTTCTCATAAAACATGTAATATAGAATCTAATAATCTCAAAGTTTCTTTTATTGGAAAAGAAATACGCTTAATTAAAGAAAAATTACTTCAAGCAAGATCTAATTCTGGTAATAACCCTACGGTTGATGCTAAATTAACCCAAGTTACTATAGATTTACGAAAACTTATACAACAAAATAAATCTATATCTGATATGTGGCGTAAAGTTTATGATCATTATTTAAAACAAAAAAATAATTGTTCTAAAGCAATGGAATTAGCAAATTTTAAATTTAAAAATGATTCCAATTATCGATTTTTAGTTACTACATTGGTTAATAATGCAGATAAATTAGTACGTCAACTTTTATGTGATCTTACACGACCAAAAGTCTCACAAACTTGCTCTTATTGGCCTTATTCAAGAAGACCTGGCTCGTCTAAATCTACTACTAAATCGTCTCAGGGAGTTAAAACCAGCAAGTCGCCTTCGACTCAGGGAGTTAAAACCAGCAAGTCGCCTTCGACTCAGGGAGTTAAAACCAGCAAGTCGCCTTCGACTCAGGGAGTTAAAACCAGCAAGTCGCCTTCGACTAAATTATCTAAATTATCTAGATCTACATTATCTAAATTAAAATCAAGATTAATGAAATCATCAAAAAGTAGTTCCTGTAAAAATTGTAAAGTTAAAAAAGAAAAAGGTGTTAAAAAAGCTAAAAAGAAAGTTTCTAAAACTATGTCAAAACAAAAAAAAGCTATTAAAAAATTAAAAAAACAAATTATGAAAAAAAGAAGAAAAATCTCTAAAAGTAAACGTAACTCTGCTAAAAAATTAAGAAAATTAAGAAAAAAAATTAACAAATTAAGAAGTAAATCAAGTAAATCAGGTAAATTATCTACATCCATAAAACGTAAACTTAGAAAATTAAAAAGAAAAATAAAAAAAACTAAAACTAAATCATCTAAACGTATTCGCAAATTAAGAAAAAAAATTAAACAAAATAAATCTAGTACATCCTTCTTAAAAAAAAAATTAAAAACAGGTAAAAAAAAAATTAAAAATATTAAGAAAAAAGCTAAAAGTATTAAAAAATTACAGAAAAAAATACTAAAAATTGTTAAAAAAGCAAAATCTAAAGGTAAATTAACATCTAAAGCAAGAAAAATGATTAAAAAATTACAAAAAAAAATTAGTAAAAAAGTTAAATCAGTAAAAAAAACAGTATCTAAATCAACTCGGAGAGTTAAAAAGAGCAAGTCGTCTAAATCATCTAAATCATCTAAATCATCTAAATCATCTAAATCATCTAAATCATCTAAATATTATGTCTCGAGAAAAAATTTTACAAAACTTATGTTAAAGATTAAATCATTACATAGTAAGTTAAAAAAAAGTGTTAGACTTAATAAAAAATATGGCAAAATAGTTTCAATAATTAAAAAAAAATTACTAAAATCTAGAAAACTTGCATCTAAATATGGTAGAACACTTATTAAATTAAGTAAAAGATTTAGTGTTGCTAGAAAAATTATTAAATACTTACGTAAAAGATCTAGACGTAGAAGTAAAAGATCTAGACGTAGAAGTAGAAGATCTAGAAAATATACTTATTATTCACGTAGATCAACAAAATTGAGTAATAAATATTATCGTTTATATAAAAAATATAATCGCCTTTATAAAAAAAATAAAAAAACTAGAAAAGGACGGGTATATAAAAGATATGCAAATAAATATAAAAAATTATGGAGACGCTATAAAATATATTCAAAAAGATATTCATCATATGCTAGAAAATATCGAAACCTTGCAAGAAGAAGCTCTAAATCAAGATCTAGTTCTAAATCAAGATCTAAAAAAAAATCATTATATTATAAAAGATTAAGTAATCGTTTTAGATATCTTACTAAAAGATATAGTAAATTAAGTAAACGCTATTCTAAATATAGCTCTAAATATTCTAAAAAAGCATCTAAATCAAAAGGTTCGATGAAATCTAAATATTCTCGTTTATCAAAACGTTACAAGTCATTAAGTAATAGATATTCAAAATATAGTACTAAATTAAATAAAAGAAGTAAAATGTATTCTAGATTATCAAAAAAATATTCTAAATAAATAATACTACAAAAATAATATTTATATCATTAATATTATTTTTTTTTTAAATGTTCTTTTACATAATTTTCAGCACAAAAATTTAATACTTTTAAATATTTAAATATACTCACTTTATCATCATCTGGTAATTGCTCCCACATCTTATCTAATTGTACCATTAGATTAAAAAAATTACTATTTGGATAATTTGATTCACTTTCAATTAACTTTTTAAATAATATTGAATCACTATTATCTAATAAATGACTAAATGGTATTACATTCTGTATGAATTTTATAATTATTATTGTACTACAAATATTAATTGAAAATAATCTATTTATTCTTGATACTAATATTTGTAAAGATTTAATATTAGACATTCTTAATAAATCATTTGTAAATTCTTTTAATGTTAAATTAAATTGTTTACATATTGTTGTACTCATTTTATAATATAATACAAGATTCTTTAACTTAATTTATCTAAAATTTTTTTGTATGTAAATAATCTATTTAAATTTTCTTTAGATGCATAGTTTATATATTTATCTGTAATGAAATGTTCTTTACAACCAGATATCCATTTAAATGCCTTTTCACCTATAAGAGGTTTCAAATAAGGTACTAGAATTGTTGGTACAGATGTTATAAATTCTGGTACAAAATCATTATCTACATTTATTATAGAAAATTTGTGTAATATATTTTTATTTGTCATTAATTTCGCTATTTCTTGACAATATTTACAATCATCGCTAAAATAAAATTTATAATCACTCATTTGTTATTACTAGAGATTTTTTATTTAGTTTATAGTTAAATTAAAAAAAATAATATATATCCAGTTTTATAAATGAATATTCTACAAGCATATATTAAATTATTCGGTTCGATTTTTATTCACATTATTGGAGTTCCTGGTAGTCACGTCGAAAAATTTACAAAAGAATTGGCTTCGGAATTGAATATTAAATATATTTCAATATATGATTACATGCATGATAATTATCCTAAATTAAAAATCTCAAATGATACAAATATCAGTAATAAATATGCATTAAATCTTATTAATATGAAAACATTAAATGAAGATATTGATATTATCGCACCAAATGGTGTTATTCTATTATCATATGGTTTTAATATAGAATTGTTAAATATTAAACCAAATATTACAGTATTGATTGATATTAATATAAATTATGCTATTAAAAATCTAATTACACAAAATTCAAAAATAAATGTAAAATCTGAAACTCTCCTTTTCAATAATTATTTATTACCACATTTAGAAGAAATTAAAAATACTCAAAAAATTAATAAATTTTTAAATATAAAAGGAAATTATAATAAAGAAATGGATTCCTTATGGGAATATATAATCAAAATTATTGATCTTAGAGTATATTCTAATGAAGCAAAAGATATTTCTTTTCAAACTATTCCTATTAATGTGCCAACAGAAACTGAAAAAAAAAATGTAAAAGACTATGATATGACTCGAAAAAAAATAACATATCCAAATAAATACCCTTATGGTAAACCATATAAATCTAAAAAAAAACAAAATTCAAATATTAATATTAATAAAACAATAACTCACGGTAATTCTAAAATTAATATACAAAATAATAAAAATAATCTATCTATTGATTTATCTACTGAATCTAAAAAAAAATCACCGGAATCATTATTTGTACATACTAGCACTAAAAATAAAACAGATGATAAAAATGATGATTTAGATATTACCATATCGCATCCAAATGAATCTACTGAATCTAAAAAAAAATCACCGGAATCATTATTTGTACATACTAGCACTAAAAATAAAACAGATGATAAAAATGATGATTTAGATATTACCATATCGCATCCAAATGAATCTAAATTTTCAAAAACAACAGATGATAGTATCGAAATAAATACAAAAAAAGAAAAATTAACAAACACAAAAGATGATATGTCCAATGATGAATCTAATGATATGTCCAATGATGAATCTAATGATATGTCCAATGATGAATCTAATGATATGTCCAATGATGAATCTAATGATATGTCCAATGATGACTCCGATTTAGTTAAGGCAGCTAAACAAAATGAATTAGACGAAAAAGAAAAAGAACTATTAGAGGAAAAAAACAAAAAACTATTAGAGGAAGATAAGATACTTATTGATGAAAAGAAGAGACTTTCTGATGAAAAGAAAAAACTTGCTAAAGAAAAGAAACAAGAACAATTAAAAGAAAAGAAAAAACTTGCTAAAGAAAAGAAACTAAAACTATTAGAGGAAAAGAAAAAACTTGCTAAAGAAAAGAAACAAGAACAATTAAAAGAAAAGAAAAAACTTGCTAAAGAAAAGAAACAAGAACAATTAGAGGAAAAGAATAGACTTGCTAAAGAAAAGAAACAAGAACAATTAGAGGAAAAGAATAGACTTACTGATGAAAAGAAACAAGAACAATTAGAGGAAAAGAAGAGACTTTCTGATGAAAAGAAAAAACTTGCTAAAGAAAAGAAACAAGAACAATTAAAAGAAAAGAAAAAACTTGCTAAAGAAAAGAAACAAGAACAATTAGAGGAAAAGAATAGACTTGCTAAAGAAAAGAATAGACTCGCTAAAGAAAAGAAACAAGAACAATTAGAGGAAAAGAATAGACTCGCTAAAGAAAAGAAACAAGAACAATTATAGGAAAAGAAGAGACTTACTGATGAAAAGAAACGAGAACAATTAGAGGAAAAGAAGAGACTTACTGATGAAAAGAAACGAGAACAATTAGAGGAAAAGAAACGAGAACAATTAGAGGAAAAGAAACGAGAACAATTAGAGGAAAAGAAGAGACTTACTGATGAAAAGAAACGAGAACAATTAGAGGAAAAGAAACGAGAACAATTAGAGGAAAAGAAGAGACTTACTGATGAAAAGAAACGAGAACAATTAGAGGAAAAGAAACGAGAACAATTAGAGGAAAAGAAACGAGAACAATTAGAGGAAAAGAAGAGACTTACTGATGAAAAGAAACGAGAACAATTAGAGGAAAAGAAACGAGAACAATTAGAGGAAAAGAAGAGACTTACTGATGAAAAGAAACGAGATAAAAAAATAATTAAAGAAACAGAAAGTAAAGATGAAACATTAACTAATATTTTATCTAGTTGGCAATCGGGTGGTAGGCGATTAAATTCGAAGCGTTTTTTGATTAAATCAATAAATATTGAATAAAATATATTTACTTAAGGATACTAGTATATTATACAAATATGAGTATTAAGATTACTGTAGCTTCAAAAACACAATTTAAAAATGGTAATACTGATAATAAATTACATTTAAAAATGAAGGGGAAAGATATAAATTTTATTATAGTGAATACATTACGCCGTGTATGTTTAGATTTAATACCAATTCATGCATTTGATCCGGATGATATACAGATAAAGCCGAATACTTCTGTTTATAATAATGATATTATTAGAAATAGATTATCAACATTTCCACTTTATGAAATAAATAACGACATTACTTTAATAGATGAGATAAACAATATTCAAAATAAAACAATAGAGGAGGATTCTTTAGATAAATTACAAATATTTTTTTCAAAAAAGAACGATACAAACAATATTTTTTATTTAACAACAGCTGAATGTGAATTTTATATGGGTGATAAAAAAATAGAATCAATTTATAATTCTCCATTATTATTAGTACCTCTCAAACCTCAACAAGAGATACGTGGTAGTTGTAAAAGTTCCATAGGAATAGGATTACACAGTAGTATATATCATTCAGTTCAGATATGTTGTTATGAGGAAATAAACGACAATGAGTTTTTATTTAAACTAGAGTCAAGAGGTCAATTATCAGAAAAAGATATTTTGAAGAGGGCATGTTTAGTAGTAGAGAAGAAAATGTCAATATTATATAAGAGGTTTGAAGACCAAACAATAAATGGGAATAAATTAGAATTAACATTACAGAATGAGGATCATACATTTGGGAATTTGATAACTTATTTTTTACAAGAAAACAAGTATATTACACATGCTGGATATAAAGTAGATCATCCAGCGAATCGAGAAGTAGATATACAATTAGAATCGAATGGTTCAAAGAAAATGAAGACTATAATGTTAGAGACGTTTACAAACATATCTGATTTATTTAAAAAGATTAGAAGTTTAATAAAATAAATATTTGAGAAATAAATTTATTTTTCAAATATATAAATATTTATTGTTTAAAAGTATGTTGGCAATTAGTACAAGTAATAAAATGTGTCATAGGTTCGTCTGCTGATCTTGTTTGAAGTGATACAACAGTATGTTTTTTATTATTACAATTACTACATGTATATTCGGTAGTAATATTAGCATTCTGTAAATTTTTTCTAGCTTTTTCTCGTTTATCTAATAATTTTTTCCATTTAGCTGGATCTAATTCTTGTGGAGTAAGAAATGCAATTTCTTCTGGTATAATTTTTTTTTCTTTAATATTTTTTTTAAATACTTGTATATTGGCATTAATAATATTCAATATTTGTTCATATTTTTCATTATATGTATATTCACACATTTCACCATCATCATCAATATTATTATTTTTACAAAAATTAACAGAGTAATTATAGATACTATCTTCTATTTTTGTAGCTAATGATTTACTGACACTTTTACTTAACATTTGTACAACTTCTTTTCTTACAACGCTATTTTTTAATTCACTCATTTATATATATACTCATTTATATTTAAATAAATTTTATTCATTTTTTTTGTATCTTAATAAATTAACTTTTATAAACTTTTAAATAACCATTTTCACCAACAATTGACTTAGTAAATAGTTTATTATAATGGATTTGATACTCGTTTGTATTAATATCATTATCTTCTTTATTTAATAGAGAATTAATTAGATGTAACCAATCTTTAGTTTCGGGGTGATCGAAACTAAAGCGATACTGTCGATTTCCTTCAATATCAAAAATATATTTACCATTTGGTTCTCCGAAAATATATTCTTCAACTAGTGCAATAGTTGATATATTATATGATTTTTTCCATTCATCAATTTTAAAACTATATTCTGAAGCATGTATTTTTTCTCTAGTATTTAGAGGAGTACCATAGCCAAGTTGTTGATGTTTTTTATTCAAAATTTCCATATGATCTCTTTTTCCGGCGAAATATTTAAGATCTCTACTAAATCCTGTACAATATGAAGCATATGCACTGGGAAATACATATACTATATCCGTCTTATTTTGTTCAGGTATAGGACCTTGATACATAGCTCTAACTGGGTCTATATGAAATCTACTAACAACTCCTGCGAAATTTGGAATTTTTATTTTAAAGAGTTCTAAAGGTTTTACAAGTTTTTTATTATAAAGTTTACCTTTTAAATTAATACTAATTCCACATAAACAATTATCGATTTTAAATTCAAATAGTTTATCAACATGGGCTGTATATTTTGGTGGTTTTTCTTTATTATTAGTCATTTTAAAATAATTAATCCAATCAAGACTTGTCTTTTTAACTAATATAAACATATCTTCAATTGATGAAAATTTAAAAAATATATTATAATAAGGATCTTTAAATATATCTTTCTGAATATATTTTTCATTTTCTAATATTTGGTATCTTTTATAAAATTTGTATATTTTAGTTTTTATATCTATTTTTTCATTAATGATTTGTTGTAGTTGTTTTGATTCTATATTTTTTATATCAAAAATATAGTTTTGTATAAAATTTTCATTTACAATAATACATATAGTTTTATTGAATTTAATTTCTGATATTTCTGTCGTATTAGTATCAATAGTATTCTGTAAATTGTTTATATCTTCTAAAAATCCGACCCATGATGGATTATTATTCATAATATCTACATCTGAATTTTTCAGTTGTTTTTTATAATAATTATCAAGTGCAATATCTAAATATTCTCTAATAGAAATATTAGAATAATCATCTTCATAAATTTTTTTATTAAAATAATATTGTAAAAATATACCATTATATTTAGGTATAATTGCAGCATTAATACTACCAGTAATTGCAAAATTCTTCCAATTTTTAAAATTTTCAAACACATTAAATTGACTATTACCTGTTATAAAGATATTCATTCTTCTTTTATATTCATTCTTAGAAACAATACTTCCATCAAAATGGACAGATAAAAAATTATTTCTAATATCTATTACTTTTTTATCAATTAATTGTGGGAATAATGGATGATCTAAAACATCGATAGGATTAATTTTCCATATTGGTAAATTATTTAATTGTGTAAGTGTAAACATATGACGATCAGTTCGTTCAGTATAAGACTTTCGTATATTTTCTTCTAATAAGAATACTAAAAATACATATCTAAATTTAGTTTCATTAGATTCCGAGTAAAAATTAAATTTTTTAATAAACTTAGATTTCAATGCGAGATGACATAAATTTTTATTTTCTAATAGTTTAACAAAAAATCGATTAAATAATTCATTGTTATTATGATCAATATATTGATCAATAAAAATATCAAATTCTTGATTCGTATACTTTTTAGTATCATTACTCATTTTATAAAAGGTATAACCTTTTGTTCTGATAGCTTGGGAGATATCAAAAAAGGAATTATACATATAACTTAAATAATCGCTATGTTCTGGTAAATTTTTACTGATATCATTTACAATTTTTTTTATTTTAGTATCTTTAATTTTATAACTATTTCTAAAATCTATTTTTCTATTTAAAAATGCCAATGTTTGATTTAACATGGTATTTCTTTGATTACTCCAAAATAAATGTCCTGCTATATTTTTAAAAAGATTCATTAATTTATTTATAATATACTTATTCATAGTAATATCATAATATTGATTAGTAATACATAATTTTATAACATCATCAAAACTAGAATAATAATGAAATTGATTTATAAATGGCTTTAAATTGGTATATTTTAAATTAAGAAATAATATACATAGATTATACTCATCTGTTTCATATTCCAATGGATTAATTTTATCAACAAATGCTTTTTCTAATAATACTAAATTTAATTTAATTTTATAATTTTGTAAAATATTACTTGGTATTTCATATATCATATAACTTGTTGTAATTTTCTGTTTAATAACATAAGTAATATCATTTTTATAGAAATCTTCATGATAACCAGTCAATGGTCTTAAACAAATACCATAAACTTTCGTAAATTTATTTTTTAAAACATAATTATCGATTTGTTTAACACATTTATTATTTAATGAATCTAATTTCTTATCATTAAATAATGGATTTAATGTAGTATACATATGTGTATTCATAATTAATATAAGTATTTCTTATTATTATATATTAATAAATCAATTTTTTTATACTTGATATTTTATCATAATCTTATTATCTGTTTTGATTATATCCTGAGGGGATAATTCAAAATATTTTTTTGTTTCAAATATTTGTTTAATAGATCTCATCTCGTTTATTTCCTTCAAAACACTGGGTTTGCCTTTACAACCAGAGCAAGAACAGTCATTTTTCTTATAATAGTTAATATAAATAATATCCTTATCAAATAATTGTTCTAAAGCTTCAATAAAAACAGTTTTATTTAATTCAAAATATTTGTTCACTATTGTCGAAGTCGCTGAATATACAATATTCATATCAATAGATTTTTTGTCTGAAAAGGGTTTAACAATTTTAGTAATATGTGCTTGAGTAATTAATAATTTTTCTAATTTTGTTTTTTCAATTACAATAATTTCTTCTTTCTTATCTAATATTATATTCATATTATAATCAAACATATTAATATAATCTAATTTAAAATCTTTATTCATTTCAAAAAAAATGTCATTTGATATTATAACTTTTTTAATAAGTTGAATATATTCTAATTTTATTAAAATTTTATTAATAATTTCATCATCATATAACGTCTCATTAATTAAGTGATCTAAATTTAATTTTTGTTTTCCAATAGTTTTAAGAATAATATATTCTCTAAGATTACTAACTATTCTTAATTTTCTACCAAAAAACGTAACATTATAATCATAAAATCCATCAACATCTGAAACATTAGTTTTAACATTATGATGTTGAATTGATTGTTCAAAAAATAATTTGCTTATTTTCAAAGCTGTTTTTAATTGTTCATCTAATTTGTTTGATTTACATAGTTTTTCATATTTATCTGAATCAATAGTATTATTTTTATTATAATTTGAGAATACTGTTAAATATATAGGATTTAATTTATTTTTATCAAAAGTTTTACTAGAACCTTTATAACATATACAAGTTTCTTTTAACTTTTGTTTTAATATTATTGATATTTGAATATCATTAAAAAGATGTTTTAACTGTCCGCAATCATCTAATTTAATTTTATTATATATATTTGAAATTATAGATTCTTCTATATCTACATTAAAATGTTGTATATTGTTTTGGAATCGTTCACATAAATATTTTGAATATGTTTTACTAAAAAATTGTTTATTCAAATCTATAATTTTGCCTTCTCTATTATAATTTTTATAGAATAATAATTCTATCATATTTTGTACAAACAAGATAATATCTTGTTCATCGGATATTATTTTTTCATGTAAAACAACAATACAATATTCTATAAATTCTTGAGATGTACTTAGTTGAGAAAACTTATAAAATACTAAATCTAATTTTTTTATATTATTCTTGCTTAATTTAAAATAAGAATTATTAAATTTAAGTATTGTTACTAGTTTGAAACATTGTTTAAATATTATAAAGAATGTATTATCAATAAAATTAATATTATGGTATTCTTTTGTTACTATTAAATTATATAATGTATTAATAATAATAGTGGTCAATTTATAAACAACATTCAGTTCTGTATATAATACAGTTATAAAATTATCATATATGTATTTGAAATCTACAATTTCAGTAGTAGATGTATTTATTTTATGTAAAAAACAATTAAAATATAGGTATTCTACTAATTTTAATTCTTCATTTGTTTGGATTAATAATTGAAATTTATTCTTTATATTAATCATATCTATTTTAGTATATGATTTTGTATTATATGTCATACAGTGATAATTCATATACTCCGTAAAAACTTTGGTTTTAAATTTAAGTAAGTATTTATAATCTTTCTTAAAAAACATACATAATGAATTTATTAAGACTTTATCAGATGATGTATTTGCTTCAATTTTATTAATAATATATTTTATAAACTGAGATTTAGTTAATATTTTAAAAATATCATTAATAAAATTAGTTTCATAATTAATATTATATCCTTGATAGCAATTTAGAATGTAATTATACATTTTATTACAAGCTAAACAAAATCTGACAATTGATTTACTTTCTAATTCTAATTTAGAATATTCAATAATAATCCATAAACATATCTGAAAACTTAGTTTATTATTTTTATAACTTTTCATAATTTTAAAAATCTCATCTTGATGAAATATTTTATTATTCGGATTTTTTTTAATATATAATGAAGATATATTACTATCATGTATACTTTCTCTATGATTTTCAAAAGGTGAATATTGGGATAATATTTTACTAGCAATTGCTTGCATTTTTATGAAAGAGATAATTAATATATATATTAATTTATCAATTTTTTAGAATAATTGATTCTAAAAAATTAAAATTGATTTAAAAATAACTAGATATAACTTACTAAATACTACATGCTAAAATCTTTTATTTTTGAAGGGATAGAATCAGATCATTTAAATTTTATAGAAATGAATATAATTAATCCGAGTCAAGGGATGTTTTTAGATACTGCTTTAAATAAAAAGAAATATTATCGTTTTCAAAATGTAATTAAAGCGTTAACACATAACAAACAAAAAAAATTTATATCATCAGTTAAGATGTATAATAATTACGAAGAGGTTCAATCAGGTCAAAAAATATATTATTACGACAAAAATATAAAAAAAATGTCACCTGGAGTTTATAATAAACTTCATTATATTATAAAAAATTATGATAATAAAATATTAGATCCTATAGAATTTCCAGATTTAAAAATTTATCATAATGAATACAATGAAACTTCTTATAGATATAGATATATGCCTGATAATAGAGTTGTAAATAGTATTGATATTTATTTCTCAAATATTCAAAAAGATAATAAAACTAATTTGAATATCTTTTTAAAATTTAAAGTATCAAATAAAAATAAAAATCATATTTTAAAAAATGTAACAACTATTTTTAATAAATTGTCACATATTATTTAATAAATTTTTCTATAATAGAATACAATAATGTTAATATTATTCCATTTATTAATGCTTTTAAATGAAAATCATTTATATTTTCAAAAAATTTAACTTTAGAGAATAATAATTTTTTGAAAAATTTATTATGTATTATCATATATATTATTAATAATAATAATGGTTTTTTTAAAAAATTAACACTTTTGTTTGGTTTTTTTATTTCTACACTTATTGTTTTTTTATTTCTAGCTACTTCGACTGGTTGTTCTTCTACATATCCAGTTTGTTTAATTGCATTTATTTTTTTTGATAAATTATTATTAATTGCTTCTATATCAATTGTTTGTGGACGATTCGATTCGGCCATATAATAATTTTTATAAAAATTTATTTAGATTTTAACATAGTAAATTTATTATGTATATATTTTTTTTTATCATAAATTGGAATATTATAATCCTTCTTTTTATCTCTGGATACTAACAATTTAAATGTATTCATATCTAAATTATCTATTAAATTTAAACTATTTTCAAGTAAATAACTAAATATATATGCTTTATCACCCTTGTATATAAAATTATTTGTTAGTTTAATTAATATATCATTATAATAATCTTCATTTATTGTTGGTGTTATTACTCCTAATTTAAAGTTTGCTAAATTCTCTTCATTATAATCATGATGTTCTATTTTATTAATATTAATATTTAATGATTTATATTCATTATCGTAAATATTAAAATCATTATCTATTAATATAGGTATATATTCATCTAAATCTATCATTATTCCTTTTTTAAAAAGGTTTTCGTATAATAATTTATAGAATAATTCAGATGTCATATCACAAAAATCATAAGTATTGTCTTCATTTATTTTATATACAAATATAATAAATTTACCATTTACATTGTCATCTGTATTAATTAATAATTTACCTAAAAAATTAAATTGATATTTATCTATTTTATAAAATTTACCATCATAAATATCATCATCAGATACATGCATCATTTGAAATAAATATTCATCATTTTCATAAATTGTAGATGTTTTTAAAAAAAAAGTGATTGAATCATATGTTATATCTAAATTATTATAAACATCTTTAATTAGATTATTAGTATCTGTTTCTATTGTAGTTATATAAGGATTAATTTCTGATTTCAATTTATCAACAGGTTTTGTTTTAATAAAATCGTATAATTGTTTTTCATATAATTTATTATTGTCAATGCATAAAATATTGAACTTCATATATTTTCTATATAGTTAATTATTTTTTAAATTAAACGTCAATATAAGTAATACTATAACCTCTATTAACAAGTGCTTTTAAAATATCAGGAATTCGATACGATTTTATTATTTTACCATAAATACTTGTTATATACATTTTAGATTTAATACCATTATATTTTACAAAATTGTTACTAGATATTTTATATAAATATACAGTATTTGATAGAATTTTTATATCATCTGGATGAATTTTTAATTCGTTATCAACCAATATTGATTTTTGTAAAATTGTTAATAATGCCATAGCATCATCTGAATATGCTATTAAATTAATCCCTTTATCAGGATAAATCTTATTTTTACATAAATCAATAGATGCATAATATAAATTTATTGGAATATTCAAATTATTATATTTTGTTAAATTACTTTTTATTGTAAATATAATCTGATCTATTGTTTGTATTGAATAACTTTTTGTTTCATATACATTCTCAAATTGTTTCCTTTTTTTTATTAAAAATTCTTTTGATAAATACTCTAATGGAAAATCACCATTTATGATATCCTCTGTGTATTTTTGTAAATTTGTAGAAATAATATTTTTTGTATAATTATCGTAATCCAATTTAGTAATGTATTTTAATTTACTAGGTAAATTACAAAAAGTTCTTATATTATTATATAAATTACTATTACCTATTAATAATATTTTTTTTTTAACAGTTATTAAAATCTCTTCAAAATTAAAAATGAACAATTCTTTCCATAATTTATTTAATTTAGTTTTATAAAATTTTAATTTCTCTTTTTCATTATTATTTAACTTTTTCTTTTTATTTTGAAGGCATGAAATCTCTTTATCTAATTCATCTAATTTTTTATTTTCATTAAATAGAGCTTCGTTTAATTTATCAATATCAATTATATTTATTTGACTACTATCTATAAAATTGGTAATAACTATCTTTTTTGAAAAATCATCTAATCCAACAATATGGCAAATTATATTTTTCTTAATTTGTTGTTTCTTTTCATTTATTAAAATGTCAGTCAAGGACTTGCTTTTAGAACTTTCGGTTCTAAGATCTCGCTGAGTCAAGGACTTGCTTTTAGAACTTTCGGTTCTAAGATCTCGCTGAGTCAAGGACTTGCTTTTAGAACTTTCGGTTCTAAGATCTCGCTGAGTCAAGGACTTGCTTTTAGAACTTTCGGTTCTAAGATCTCGCTGAGTCATATAATTTGAATATATAATTTTTATTAAATAATAACTTATTTAATAAAAATTAATGATGTTTTATATCATATACACATGTATATGTTACCGGTATTAATTTATATTTTATTTTTCCATTACTTAATTCTAATTTTTTAATATCTTTTGAATTATACCCATGTTGATTATTCTTAATAAAAATTTTTATTATAAAATATGATATCATTATCCCTAAAACAAAACTTATTATTTTCATAATTATAATATATATATGGCAATATTTTGTATAAAAGAAGAAATCGTATATGCGATACTTATATTAATTTTAATATTTTTTATAAAAAATAAATCATTTAAACAAAATATTCGTTCCCCACCAATTATTATAAATAAAATTATTACATCAAATAAAAATAAAAAAATAGTAGATCCTATATTAGAAAGAGATAAATCCGTTTTAAGTAATCCATTAGTAGCACCATTACGAAGAATGCCAAGACATAACTATCCTAAAAAAAATATTTTATTAAATATACCAACTAGAGGAATGGTTGATAATTTTCAGTATATGGGTAACTTAATTAGAAGAGCTGATGAAAAAATAGTTCAATTATTTGGTAGACAGACTTATCCAAATAGTCCTAAATATGAATATTATGGAATGATGTCTGATCATGGTGGCCATCAAATTAAAGTACAAATTAGTAATACTAAAGAATTATATAATGGTGATATAGTTAATATACCATTATTAAACAATGGTTCATTTTTAGTACAATTACATAAATTAGATGAACCACGATATAATCCTAATATTTAATTAATATCTAAATCTTTTTTTGGAATTTCATATATTATATAATAACACTTATCATCATCTAAATTAATATCTGAATAATCAATATGTGATATTTGTACTAAATCTATATTTTTCCATCCTTCAGTTTTTTTATTATTTTTTTTTTGTTTTTTATTATTTTTAGTATATTTTAATATAATTATCTTATTATCTTTATTTTTAATATAATTTAAAATACTTAAAAAAATTATTATATCAAAATTATTATTAAATTTTATATTTGATTTTGTCAATATATATCTAATATAAAGTTTAAAATAATCTGATTCCATCATCTTATTATTTCTAAATATTGTTAAACCATAATGTAAATATTTATATGCAAGTCCTTCGTTAATAGCATCAAATGTCCCATCAACAGGTGAAGTCCATGACCATATATAAGTTTTATTTTGTATAAAACCTAATATATTAAAAACCCCTACTAATTTGGTCTTCGATAATTTAATTAATTGACTCGATGTTAATTTTTTTGAAATTTTATTTTCTTTAAAAAATTTATTAAGACAGTCTATGTATACACTCATTATATATTAATTTATAAATTATTATATAATTTATAATTTTTAACGTAAGTTTAGTCTTCATTATTATCTTCATTATTATCTTCATTATTATCTTTATCTTTATTATTTGTTAATAAAGTAGTCATTAATAGATTAGGTTGAAAGGATCTAGATTTATTAATTTTTATAACGTCTTTATTTAATTTTACAAATGGTGGTACACCTCCTTTAAACATATTTACTTAGTAGAGAAATTAATTTTAATTTCTTTTTTCTTATTAATTAAAGTATTATTTTTTAAAGATTTCCTTTTATTATTTATTATATTATTTATTTTATTTAAATGTTTGTCTCCTATTCTTTGTAGAATATTCTTTTTTTTTGGATTATTATATTTATATTTTTTCATATGATTTATATTGCAACATTTACCTTTATTTTTACATGTAAATTTTATATATTCATCACTCTCTAATTCAGAAACATAATTATTGTATAATAATCTATGTAATGTAACTTTTTTTTTTTTAAAATAAAAGTTAATATACGTACCTCTTTTATTATTATTTAAATTAGTAATATAACCATTCCATATACTACAATCAGTTAGATTAAAAATAGACATATTTAAATTTTTTGTAATTCTTTTAATATCTTGTATAGATAATTTATTAGTATTTGATACTTTAATTTGTTTATTAATTAATTCTTTATATAATTTATTATTATTGTTAACTTTATTACTATTTGTATTTATAATCAAGTCCATTTTATACTCTATATTATATATTATTTATAATTTGATCTTATATACTGAATAAAGTGCAATAAAATTTGTATCTAAAGAATTAGAATCGTATTTTATAATAATTGATTTATTACTAATAATCGCAGTATTTATATTAATACTACTTTTTTCTAATTTAGCATTATGTATAATATTAATAATATTATTAGAATTATTCAATATATATATATCTATCTTAAAAATAATATTGAATATAATTAATTCATTTATAAAATTACTAGTATAACTAGGATTACTAATGTCATTTATGTAATTATCTAAACCATATATACCTTTATCAATATTTATTCCTTTTAAATTATTTTTTATAAATTTCCAATTCTTTATATTTGCTAACCAATTTATAATAGAACCTCTGATATAATTTGCTAAATTAGTTTGTGTTTTAGAATAAAACCCTAAATTTCTATCTTTAATTGTAAAAGTAATATTCTTTAACCAATAATAACAATTCGCTAATACTCTGAATATTATATTATTATTTTTTATTTTTTGATAAATAAGATTACCTATTTGTTCATACTTAAATTTAATCCTATCTGTAATTTCATTATCTTTTTTATACATTTTTTTACCAATAGTTGGAATACTATTTTCTCCAAATATTTCAGATAAAACAATATTTGCATTCATAGAATTACTTTTAATAATACTTTGATTTATTCTTGGTGTAAATGAATTAAAATCAACAATATCTGAAACATAATATTCATCTTTTTGTAAAATTTCATTTGCTTTATATTCTGAATCTATAAGTTCCTCAATTAGTTGATTTACAAATTTTACAGCTTTCTCATATGTTAGTTTAAAATTACATACCTTTCCTTTCCATAAACAATTTATATGTGAATTACATATATTTCTATTTTTATGTATATTACATAATTCACGTGTATTACTAATTGTATATTTATCTGGAACTTTTATATTTTTTGTTAATGAAATATCACCTCCTTTTTGTTTTAAAGTTTTATATAATTTTTTATCTAAATTTTTATAAATTATATCTTTTAATTTATTTCTTTTGATTTTTTTAGTATCTTTACTATTTATTATTTCTTCTATTAATTTTAAAAAAATAGTATTATTTGATATTTTATTGGATAATTCTAATTTAAATAGTTGATAACTTTCCATCTCATAATTTTTTAAAGATATTTGTTTTATTCTTGAATCTATCACTTTAATATTTTCTTCGATTGTTTTATCTACTTCTCTATCAAAAGCTATATTTTCTAATATAAATTTTTCACAATCAAATTTATTTGCTATTTTTTTTAAATCAGTAAAAGCAACCCGTTTCTTTTTTATGGGTATTATCAAATTTTTATCTAATAATATTCCACCTATTTCATAGTTATTTTTATTATTATTAATAACACTATATCCTTGAAATTTAAAAAATTTCTGATTTTGTTTAACTATTATTTTGAATATTTTTTTATATTCTTCTATTGTTGTTTTAAAATTTAATATATGATTTGAATAGTCATTATATACTTTATATTTATAATCAATACCACTCGCAATACATGGTATTAATATTTTATTTGTTAAAATAAATATACATTTGTTTCTATTATCAATTATTTGACCCTTTATCTGAATATTATTTTTTTCAAAATATAAAATAATATTCCTAGCATAATAAAAATTATTGGTTATAATATTATTTTTACAATTTTTTAATATAAAATCTCTAAAAATGGTAATAAAATTCGAGTTATAATCAAATGTTTTATATATATTAAATTTAGTTGATGTTTTACTTTTAATTATCTCAAAAATAGGATAATAAAAGTTATTCTCTTTCAAAATTAATATATTCTTATAAGTATCATTCTTCATATAATTAATAATGTCCCTTTTAGGACAATTAATTACAAATTTTGTTTTTATTTTATCATTATTATCTTTGTATATTTTCTTCTCATAAATAATTAAATTATATCCAAATTCAGAAAAAATACCCGGAATATAAAATATATCTGATATTAACTTATCATTTAAAAATATTGTTGTTTCTAAAAATGTAAAAAAATCTTCCTTAGTACCAAACTGTTTCTTAATATCTCCAGAATTTAAAAATATAAATATATTAGGATTCTTATTTATTGCTACTTTAATTTTATGTAAAAATTCATCTTTTGTTAAATTAAATATACTCCTCATACAATTTAAAAATTGTAAAGAACGAATATCTACACCATATTTAAATAAATATCCTGTTTCTGCTTCTATTAAATAATGATTCTCTATTTTTTTATTTTTGTTAAAATTTTTATTTAATAGAATATCTAAAAATTTTGGTAATAATCCATATCTCCCCTCTTGAATTTTATTAGTATCTTGTAATATATATAATTTCTCACCGTATAAATTTGAACTTTTAAAAGCTATATCTTCATTTTTTCCTATACATTTTAAAAAAAAATCCCTTTGCGGATTATTATATTTTGTAAATTGATCTATTTTATAACAACAAGGCATGCATAATCCACTCGGATTTATTGATCTGGTTAAAAAACCAATATGCATATATTTACCATTTATTTCAGGTGAACATGTATAATAAATTTCACCAGCCCCTGAATTTTGCTTTATTGCTCGAATTATACGAGTTTTCTTTGATTTCCCTACTTTCACTTTTATTTCTTTCTCATACATCCCATTATCTTTATTTAATTTAAATCCTTTGTTTGTTAATTTATGAATATTTGTCCCTAATATTTGATCTGGTTGTCTATTCTTTTTCCCACTATTCTGACATGCCCTCGACCAATGATCTTGACCCTGTTTCGGTTTAAATCCTAATCTTTTTGGATCATTTTTTGCAATCCTTTTTACTTTCTTTGTTTCATCACGTCTTAATTTTGGTTCTAGAACTTTATTACGCCTTTTCGCTATATTATGTAGTAATTTTAAAGTATTTAATAATTTTACTCTTTTTGTTGATTTATTAATATATGTATCATAATATAAAAATAATAATATCTCTAAAAAATGAACTATCTTATTTAATTGTGTCTTATTTCTAGCACCTGATATCCTTATCTTGTAATTATTTACATTTTTCCCCTGAATCTCTATCTCTATTCCTGGTGTTTTTAATTTTGGTATCTCATTTAATTTTTTTAAAACTCTCCTTATCTTTCTAATATTAAATTTACTTTTTACTTCATTGATTTTATTAACTGCTTCCTTCTCTGTTATATTATATTGTTTTGATAATTCTACTGCTAATGCATTTATATTAAATTCATAATTTTTTAAAAAATATATTATCTTTAATTCTATTCTTTGATCAGTATCATAATTATCGATTCGTTTGTATCTTAAATAAGTACCATATTTACTTTTACCATCTTCTTTCTTTATTTTTGCTTCTCTTTTTCTAGGTTCTATTACTAATACAATATATGGATAAAAATATCGACATAACTCAGATAACTTATTATGATCTATTATCGCTTTTTTTGGTAATTCAAATTTTATGATTGAATTAATAAATGCAAATTTAAAATCTTCATTTTTTGGATATAAAAATTTTATAGATCTAGTCTCTGAATTTATCTTCTTTAATAATTGTTTCACAATTTCATATGTATCGTATATATCACTCATTGTTGCTTTATTATCTTCTTTATATTGAGTCTTATATTCTAATCTACCATTTTCATTTAAATTTATTGCTATATATTTGAATTCTGATGAATTTTTTGATAAATCTTTAATATTCGTTTTCACCTTAAATGATATACCATATGGTGTGTGTTGTACCCATTTCGCTAAAATCGCATCCTTATCTTTCTCTGTTGATTTTTTATAATGTTTAATCATAATACTACCATCTGACATTTGCCATTGAACAAATGGATAATTATCTGATGTTATAAAATTATCAAATATTCGAAATAAATCCAATCTTTTCCTATTCGTAGCACTCATGTTCTTTTCATCTAATAATATATGTGTTACTGCTTGTGTTATATAATTATATTTTACTATTTTGTTGTATAAGTTATTTTTTAATTTTAACTCCTCTATTGTTGATGTTATCTGAGATTCTAAAAATAAATCATTCTTGTTTGTTTCGTAAATCTCACGTATATATGTTATCTCATCACGTCTAAGTTGATCAGTATTGTCAATATTTAAATAATCCAAAATTTTTTTGAAATCATCATAAATTATTTCAGGAAAATAAATTCTTACATATGTGTCAAATATATTCTTTATTTGAGAATTGTTTTTATCTATTCCATAATTTTCCCCTAATTCATTATATAAATCTAACATATATATATCATTGTTTTGAATGTAATTTGAATAATGATCTAATAAATATGCCTGGTTATTCTCTCTCCTTATTTTACTACTCGATTTTAATATATTTGATGCTAAATACTTTAAATTCCCTTTTAATTCTTCATAATCTTTTAAATTATTAGACGGTTCTATATCTATTTTTAATAACTCATTCTTTCGAATCCATTTTTGTCCAATCATTATCGATTCCTCGGCTAAATTAGAATTAAATCTATCCTTATATTTATGTTTTGCATATAAATATATTCTTGAAGGTGAAATATAGTTCTCATGTTTGAATTTCCCAATAAAAACTGGATTATTTATTATTGATATCGATATCTTCTTTTTTATTTTACTTATACTATCATCATTAAAAATATATGTTGAATAAATGTATATCTTGTTGTAATTATTCTTTATATTCTCATCAAACATATTGTTATTTTTCTCATCTGGAAACTTATTCTTCTTATCACTTGATACCTTTATTTTCCCTTGCTCTATCGCTCTGTTTATTAATTTAGATGTTTGTTCTAATTTACTGTCAGCATCTATTTTCTTAAAAAAATCATTCTCTATATCATCTAAACTTATCTCATTTATATTGTGTTCAGTTTCAATTTCACTACTTTTAATTGTTGTCTCTAATATGTTATTATTTTCTGTATTTATTTCTTCTGTATTTGTTTCTTCTGTATTTATTTCTTCTGTATTTATTTCTTCTGTATTTATTTCTTCTGTATTTGTTTTATTATCTGATGAAATTTCTAATTGATCCATAAAACTTATATTATCACTTTCTTCATTATCACCACCTGTCTGTATTATATTTTTTACTCTATAATCATTTATATCTACATCCTCGCTTATTAATAACTTTTTCTGTCTCTTTTTATTTATCATAATGTTATATATCAATATCTTACTTGTTTCATATTTATAAGAATGTCTTAATTTAGGTAAAATTAATTTATTTATTTTAATATGATCATTTAACCATTTCTGACCTTGTTTCTTTTTTATTTGTTTTATTTTATTGGAAGTTGATAAAATCTTTTTAAATTCAAATTCTAAATGATAAAAATTAAAAAAAAACTTATACCAAAATTCACTATATTTTTCAGATAATGTTTTTATCTCATGCTTTTTTAATAATATTATAGTATCGAAAAATGATTTATCTTCTATCTTTTTTAATATATCTCTTATTTTCTCACTTATTAAAGGTCCTAAAAATATATAACAATTATATTGGGTTCTTCTATTTTTATTTTTAAATTTTAAAATTATTTTCTTTGGATTTTCCATATCTATATTAATAATTAAGAATAAAATAACAAAATTATTCTTAATTAACCTAAAACATTATTATTAACTCCCATCCCACAATATGTTTTCGGAAAAATTTTATAATCAATATATTTATATATATTTAAATCTATCGCCTTTTGTAATAAATATCTATTTATATTAAAAAATAAAGGAGTATGCCCTATCTCTGTACAACCAACATGTGCTAATTCATGGATTGCTACATATATTAAAATATTATAATCATGTATTTGACCAGTTTTTTTTGACCTTATACATAATACCATCTCATCACCTTTATTTACTGTATATGATGTATAAGGACTATATGCACTTGACTCGCGAAAAATTATGTTATCTATCCTTCTGTATATTCTTGTTATATATAATTCCATTTTCTTTGCATCTTTTTTTTTTGACTTCATATCTTTATAACATTCTTTTGCTAACTTCTTTAAATCTTTCACTATTCTCGCAATTATATTTACAGCTATATTCTTATCTGATAAATTTCTTACTAAATATAACTCCTTAGTAATGTCACTTCTTATATACGATATATCTTTACCAGCATGTCCATATTTTAAACAATATACAGTAATAATTATTAGTACAATTATAATAAGTGTCGTTTCTTTCATACTATCTATATTATATATTTTAAAAAAAAATGTATAAAGGATAATTATTTTCTAATAATTATTTTCTAATAATTAATATATTAATTATGGGAATAACTTTATCAACTCAAAAAAATAGTTTAAAACTTCCCTCTAAAGTACATGGTGAAGGTAACACTCAATATTCTGTAACAAATAAAGAAATGATTAACAATGATTCTCCATTTATTACTACAGAAACATATAATCTTATACAAAATACAAAAATGAATGACACACCTATTAGTAATAGTGAAGGTGATTTCGAATCTTATAATAATCAAGAAACTGAAATCAATCTTTCTGATGCTAATGAGGAATTGTTTGTTAGAAATAATGCATTTGCTGAATCACCTACTATAATTAGTTTAGAAGGATTAACTACACAAGATGGGGGTGTTAGTCATACAGATGTATCAATAGATTATTCAAGTCAAAATGGAGGAGCTGATGTAATTGAAGTTTCACTTGAAGGTCTCACTGATACTCATGGTAATAGCGAATCACTAAGATTAAATTCATTTGAAATGAAAGGTGGACATAAAAATGAACCAGATTATGATATTTTTAATGATATTGTTGATAAAGAACAATCTTTTGAATTAAAAAATCGTATGTTAAAAGTAGACGATGTTACAGGAGTGGACAAACCTTTAACTGATGAAGAATTATTTTCATTAAATTCTTCTGATATGCCACAAAAGAAAGGTAGTAGACGTAGTAAAGGTAGTAGACGTAGTAAAGGTAGCAGACGTAGTAAAGGTAGTAAAGGTAGCAGACGCAGTAAAGGTAGCAGACGTAGTAAAGGTAGTAAAGGTAGTAAAGGTAGTCGACGTAGTAAAGGTAGTAGCCGCAAAAAAAGTCGCAAACGTAGTAAAAAACAAAAAGGGGGGGAAAGTGAATCACCACAATATAATTTCTCTGCAACATCTGATGAATTATTATCTAGCCCACAAATAGGAGGATTATATTCTTCTTCTGAAAATAAAAGTTCATCTAGTGTAAATAATTCTGATGCTGATCAATTTAGAATTAAAGGTACTCGTGTTATTCAATAATTCTTATTTTAAAAATTTTGAAAAATATATTTATAGTTTTATAAAGTTATATAACTATATATGCAATATATCGGAGAAATCCATTTAATTATAGGACCTATGTATTCAGGTAAAACTACAGAATTATTACGCCTTTATAATCGTTATTATCTTGCAGGTAAAAATTGTATCTTAGTTAAACATAAAGATGATAATAGATATGATCCTGAATATGTAGTTACACATGATAAACAAAAATTAAAAGCTATTTGTACAAAAAATTTACAAGATATAATAACAAATAAAAATATAGTTGGTGCAGAAGTAATATGTATTGATGAAATCCAATTTTATGAAGATGCTGCAGATATTTGTGATTTATGGGCAAATGAGGGTAAAATTGTAATTGCTGCTGGATTAAATGGTAATTATTTAAGAGAACCATTTACTCAAGTTTCTAAATTATTAGCAAAAATTGAAATGGATCATTTAATACCCTTAACTGCTATATGTACACAAACTGGTAAACAAGCATCATTTACAAAACGTATATCTAATGAAAAAGAGGTTAAAGTAATTGGTGGTTCTGAGAAATATATATCTTGCAGTAGACAAGCATATTTTTCAGAAACTAATTATGAAAATCCAACTCATATTGAAAAAATCTAAAATCCGTTTAAATTTCTATTTTTATTTATAAATTTATTATATATGAAAATACTTTCTTGGGATGTAGGAATAAAAAATTTAGCTTATTGTATTATGGAAAAACAAAACAATAACGATATACCATATAAAATACATAATTGGGGGAATATTAATATAATTGAACAAACTTATCTTAAATGTATAGGTGAAAATTGTAAAAGAAAAGTATTAGTTACTAACAAATTAAACAATCAGTTTGTAGGGTATTGTGCAATCCATAAAAGAGAATTTCAAAATTTCGAACCTGAAATATTAGAATGTATTAACCCTAAATGTCAATTTTCAGATAAATGTAAAAAAAAAGCAACTGCTAGTATAAATAATATAAATTATTGTACAACACATAAAAAAAATATATATAATAAAATAATAAAAAATCAAGAGTTTGTTAAATATAAGCCACCAAATTGTAAAACAGTTGATATCAAAGTTCTTAAAAAAATTCTAATTAATTTATTAGATAAAAAAAAAGATATCCTTCTTAATGTTAATCATTGTGTTATTGAAAATCAACCCTCTTTAAAAAATCCTAAGATGAAAAGTATTGCTGAAACATTATATAATTGGTTTTTAATAAGAGGGCAAATTGATAATATAACTCCAATATCAAATTTAACATATATGTGTCCTTCTAATAAACTAAAAGTAAATGAAGATAATACAATATCTATATTAAAAAAATCTAAAAATGATACTGAAAAATATAAATTAACAAAACAATTAGGTATTATATATTGTAAACAATTACTTATAAATGACCACCAAAATCTAAACTTTTTAATAGCTACTTCCAAAAAAGATGATTTATGTGATGCTTTTTTACAAGGAGCATATTATTTAGAATATAAACTTTAATCTAATATAAATATAAATTAAATTAATCTGTTTTTAGACCCATAGTTTCTATTAATGAGTATTTTGTAGAATGTAACGGTTTTGTTCTTTTTAATTTTAATTTCTCTATTTTTGATGACATTTTCAAATTGTTTAATGGTATATTCTTATTTGTAGAATAATGACACTTATTCTTTTCTTTATTATTCTCTTCTACTAGAGGCATTATTGAAGTCATCGGAGGAATTATTAATCTATAATCTCTATTTATATTTTTCGTAGAATCTCTAAATTCATCTATTGTTAAGGGTCCACCAAATAATTTTAATGTCTCTTTTGCTGGTGCTGATTTTATTGTCTCGTATTCATCCATGTTATATATAGAATAATACATATTGTGTAATAAAGATAATCTTTCTGATATATTCCAATCTTTTAATGTATGAATATGAGCTGCTGCACAATTAAAACTACAAAAATTACCAAAAACATGATAAGTATTATTTAATATTTTATTCGGAATACCAAATGGTAAATTATTAAATTTATGACAACACCACCAACATGCAGAATCTGTTTTACTATCTGTATTTATATTATCTTTTAATGTTTCATTGTAAAAATGTATATTTGTCTTGAATACCTTATTCTCTTTTATACCATTCTCTTTTTTTAAAAAATCTATCTGTTTTTTTAATTTTTTTATTTCTTCTTTTAATATTACAACATTATTCTTCTTCTCATTTGTTGTCTCGAAAAATATATCTATCTTTTTATTATTAAAATTAATATCTTGTTCAGAATCACTCTCATTTAAATATTTCTTTAATGTCTCCTCATCTAATGGTAAATGTGCTATTAAATCGTCATTTAATTGTTTATTTTCCGATTTTATTGAAATTATTTTACTTGTAGGTTTCCTACCTCTCTTACCTTTAGTTTTTGTTTTTGTTTTAGTTTTAGTTTTATTACTTTTTTTTTCTAAATTCATTTAATATAAATAATACTATTTCTTTAACATTATTTATTTTTTTACTTAAAAACATACTAGATTTTATCTTACTATAAAATATAGTATATATGTCTTCAATTATTGATAACACAAAGATTGATAACTTTATTAAAAAAAATCTTGATGAAATACCATCATTTCAAATTATTGAAATCAATGCTACCGGTGATAATATTAAATATATTGATACCGCTGTTCAAGAATCTATTAAAGCATGTAAAACACTTATAAAAAAAAATGGTAAATTGCGAAATATTTTTTATAAAATAAAAAATAATAAACTTAATAAACAATCTACTAATAATGAATTGAATAATATATCAAAACAAGTCAAAAAACTTATTTCTTCTAACAATTATAATATTGATACTAATATCAAAAAACTTATTAATGTCCGAATTAATCAACTTCTTAAAACAGTTATACATTCTATTATTAATTAATATTATGTCGCTATTCTAATTACATTATTCCCCCTTTTTCTATTCCTTTTACGTTTTTCTGATGCCGATGAAATCGTTTCTGATAATGATAACCTACTACTATCAGAATCATCTTTATTTGTTCGTTTTGATTTCATCTTTTTTATAATGTCTCCTAAATTCTTTGGACCACTCGATTCAGTTATATGATTCGTATTATTTGATATATTCTGCTTATATAAAGAATCTATTTTCATCTTCTGATTCTTATTTTCTGATTTTAATTTCATATTTTCTATCTCATTCTCATTTATTTTATGTTGAGACTCTTTCTTTTCCTGTAACATTTGATCGTATAAATCCCTTTGATAGTTATTTACCTCATTCATTACATCTTTCCCGGTCTTCTTTGAACCCGCTATCGTCCTATTTAATTTATGTATCAAATCGGGATTATTCTTTAATACATCATCTAAACCAGGTATCGTATCTCCTAATGATTTACTTGCATGAAATGTTGCAGCTGATGTTATTATCATTATTAATAACTTTATTTCTGGCTCTACTTTCTTCCCCTTACCTTTATATTTTTCGTATAATTCACCTAATACTTCATCATAATCATCTATCCCTACTTTTATATGTTCCGACCACCCATTTAATTTAAAACCAAATGGATCAAATCTATCATTCATAAATTCAACCGCTGTAATACCATTCGATATAAATGACTTCCATAATTCAACGCCCTTCTTCTTATTCATCATATTCGTATGATACTGTAATTCAAATTCCATATCCTCATATTTTGAATTTAAACTATAATCTTGTGTTAATTTTATTCCACAATTATTCTTTAAATGCATCAATTTCGCAAATTTCTCTAATTTTTTAAATTTCTGTACTTTGGGTGGTAATTGATCAAATGGTAGCTCTTTACTTTGCTCCATAAACATCTTATTTTTCGCTTTCGTATCTACTTTCTTACTATCAGATGGTTTCGTTATTTTCGGTCCAAAAAATTTCTCAGTACCAGTTGTATTTATTGGTTTGAATTTATTCGATGGGTTCGGGATATTATCCCCATCCCCTATATTATTCATAAAACCACCACTTACTAAATTCTTTACACGATCCTCGACTACTTTTATTGTTGATTTACTTCTTGAATCACTATCCGAAGATGTTGTTAAAGTATCTGAACTACTTAATGAACTATCCGAATTCTCACCAATCACTTTTAATTTATCCGGATCTGCTAACATAGCTAATCCAACATCTGTCTCTGTTGTAAATGTAAATTTTGGTTTATTATTAGTCTGTGAGCTCGACATATTATAATATACTAATTATAGAAGATTATTTAAGTATTAATACGCAAAAATTATAAATTACTTATATAATATTTTTCTGAAATAATATTTTTATATAAATTAAAGATACTAATATACCTATCTTCATATTTAATAATATTATTATTGATAATAACAATAATGTATAAATATTATTATTACGATCTTTTATTATATCTATTAATATTTTTGGTGTTCTAATTTCTAAAAATAATAATATTATTATCATAAAAATATATAAACAATATCCATTATATATATTCTTCACTTTTAGACCCATATATATATATTCATTTATAAAAATTATATTTTATTTCTATGTTTATATATAATGTACTCAACTATACATGAAGCATGGAATAATGATGTTACTGAATTATATTCTAAAAATTTTAAAAATAATGAATTAAAACCACTTCAATCTTATCAAAATAATTATTTTAATATTAATGAAAACTATTCTTCTAAACCACAACCTAAATTACAACCTAAACCACAACCTAAATTACAACCTAAACCACAAATTAAACCATCGATTAGCTCTACTGTTTCAATTAAATCTAAAAAAATAAATAAAAATAAAAAAAAATTAATGTGTAAAGATATCATCTATCATATTAAAAATTGTAAAAAATGTAGAAAAAAATTACAAAAAATCTTTTATAAAGATAAAATTGTTATTGATATGAATCCTAGAGAAGTACGCAAAATGTTATTATGTCTTATATTTATTGGTATGGTTATTATATTATTTAATATGCTTACAGAAAAAAGAAAATATTAATCTATTGACCATTTTACATAAACCATATTTGGTTTATATATCTTCATCTCGTCGAATTTATGTTTCTCTAACTTTTTCCCTAAATATTTTATACAGTCACTCATATCACCTATCGTATGACTCCCTATTAATTGAGGTACCAAATAATAACATTCGGTCCCACCAGTCCCATTTACAAGTTTTATCTTATTATAAATTAGTTGTAATATTTTATTATAATTATTCTCACGTAATTTTTTTTTCTCTTTATTTATTTTTTTTAAATCATCTAAATTAAAATTTGACATATATGTTTATATTACTTATTTTTTTTTATATTATATTAATGAACACAATTCAAAATTTAGTTATTTCTGGTGGAGGTGTCAAAACATTCGCTGTAATCGGTCTTTTACAAAAACTTAATTTAGATTCAGTTACTAATTATGCTGGAGTCTCCGCTGGATCTATTATCACTTATTTATTATCTATCGGTTATACACCATATGAACTTGAAACTGTTGCTACTGAAATCGATCTTTCTAATATTATGGGAGATCTTACCATTGATAATCTATTGTTTAAACAATCTATTTCTACCTCTACTAATATGAAAATCGTTTTATCTACATTAACTAATTATATGATCCAAAACGATAGTATCACTTTTAAACAACATTATTCAATGACGAATAAAATATTAAATATTGGTGTATCCTGTCTTGATACTGCAGAATATGTTATTTTCAATAAAGATAATTTCCCAAATGTTAATATTATTGATGCTATTATAGCATCATGTGCTATACCTGGTATCTTCCCACCAAAAAAAATTAATGATAAATATTATTGTGATGGTTTCATATTTAATAATTTCCCTATTGACTTATATAATCAAAATATTAAACATACAATAGGTATTAATTTTGAACAAGAATCATATAATCATACTCAAAGTATTTTTAAATATTTATGGATCGCATCAACTCTACCATCTAGAGGTAATGAATATAAAATATTATCTAAATATCCTAATAATATTATTATTATTAAAAATAATGATTTACCTCTTGTCAATTTTAACCTTGATAAAGATATAATACAATCACTTATTGATTATGGTAAAAACCAAAATAATTTTTTAAATAAAGATAATTTTCAACAACTTTTTTCTTAATTAATTTTATATTATGAATTATAAAAAATTAATTATTATTTCGAAATATTTTGATTTTATTCTTTCCTATCATATTAATCAACCTGAAAATCAACAATTATTATTTCGAAAATTATCAGTCTTCGATCTATCATTATTTATTAATAAATACTTTAGTAATTTTTTTTTAAAAGGAGGTATTGATCTCTTCCATTCTGGTAAATTACAGCTAGAACATAGTGCTACATCATATGCTTTATCTCAAGTTGAATTCCTAATAAATCAAAAAAATATTGATATTAACACTTTTAAAAAATTTATATCAGAATATTCCAAATATGAAAAAAGTAAACAAAATTATATACTTAAAAGTAACGATAATCTTTATAAATCTATTACAAAAAAAAATGATCACCATATCCTCTCTAAAGTAAATGGAGTTAGTATACTTAGACCATTCGTTTATATTATACAACATTTTAAAGATAAAGATTGTCTGCAAAAATCTTTACAAATCACTCGACTTTTTAATGATCATCCTTACGAAACTATTGGAACCTTCTTGTTATATAAAACTATTCTTAAATTACATCAAGATAAAAATCCATATAAACTCTTTAAATATTTACTAAATTCATTAGAAAATATCTCTAAGACAGATTATCAATTAATTATCGGTGATACTAATCCTAAAATCTTTGAACAATTTAAATTAGAAATTATTGCAAATATTGACGAATTTGTTCGAGTCGTCTATACTAATCATAATAATATTCCTAATGAAAAAGGAGGAGATATATTTGAATTCTCAAAACAATATTCAATATTTCTTTCACAAATTATTGCAAATAAATATCCATCTAGAGATCTCTTATTTTGTAATAATTCTATTAGTGTTCTTATAATTGCTATTAATGTTTATATTCAATATTTCTATTATTATAATGTTCATTCTTTTATTCCTTTACAAAATACTATATTGCATCTTGTTAGTATATTAGGTTATAGTCATCATTCATCTATTCTATTATCCTATTTTATATTTCTATTACACCCGGATACTTTCTTAGAACTTATCCCAAGTCATTTTAAAAAACTTATTTCTCAATAAATTCTATAAATTTATTTAAGGTTCTTTTACCATTATAGTATGTTTGTTTACCTGATTTAATTTTTATTAAAGTCGGAAATTTACGTATATTGAATTTTTTACATATACTTTTATTCTTTTTATTATCACATTTGATATCTAATATCTTTACTTTAGTATTATTCTTATAATAATTGGATAATTTATCCCATTCTGGTTGAAGTATTTTTGAATAATAACACCAACTTGTATTAAAATTATAAAATTTTACTTTATCTCCATTATAATTTTCTCTAGTATATTTCTTTTTATATTTTAAACAAAATATAATTATTATAAAAATTATAAAAAACACATTTTTTTTAATAAATTGTAATATCATATAATTATGTTTAGATTTTTTACATAATATAATGTAAAAAAATATATTATAGTATTATATATAATCGATGAGTACATACAATTCACTCAGTAAAACTAATTATACTCAAATGAATGGTGAATATGAAATATCACCAATTGTACAAAGTGGTGGTGCTTCAGGAGCACTGGCTTATACAGCATCTGGATCCCCTGCAAATTTACCACAAGCACCAGCACCAGCTGTTGTTGGAACTAGCATTACGGCAGCATACGCAGCCGCTAAAACGGTGTACGGCACACCTGGTGTTACAGCAGCGAACCAAGCGAAGGCATCTGCTGATTTTTTAATAGCTGTTGCAAAAAATTTAGCCGACCCAAATGACGCTGACACAGTGCAAAAACTTCGCACAGTATCTCCACAGGCGTTATATAAAATATACAAAGACGCCAGTAAAGACACTAGGGTTTTGGGTTCGGGCGCTACTGTCAAGTTCACAGCTTGGGCTCCAAGAGTAAAAGTAAATGCCACGTCACCAGGTGACCTAGAGGTCATGAACGCACCAAGCTTCGGAAGCTGGGGTAGTATTACAACAGCTAGTGCTTGGGCACCGTCTGTCTTTAATGTAGCTATGAGATTATTCGTAACAGGTGTACCTACATTAATTGAAGGCAGTACAGGACAAGCCGCAGCTAATGAGTTGTACGCTAACCTTAAAATCATAGCAGAGTACATTGCTTATAATGTAAATTCTGCTGGAGAAAATATTCCTCCAAACCCTTCTTCTGGAAAATATAGTTTCTTACCAATGGCAGATGTAGATGAAGGTTATCTTGACCATTCTCAAACTGATCCTATAATTCTTGACAATTTAGCCGTCCCATCTATGCAAGTAGCTGCATTTAATCCTATGATGATGGGAATGCCAATGATAGGTATTAGACCAGGTGAAGGTGTTCCTAAACAATCTGGCGGTGGTGCTGTTGTTATTTCTCATGCACCAACTAGAAAAGCTTATTGTTCAGATAGTAATTTCTTAGCAAAAGAATTAGATAGAATAAAGGATTTAATGAAAGATGGTGGTAGACTCAAACTATCAGCAAATTCATTGAGAAACCTTGAAGAATTAAAGAAGAGAATAGAAGATGTCGAAAAAGAATCATGTGCTACATTAGATCTACTTGATGATCTATACTTTTCTACTAATGAAGATGGTACAAATGACGCGCTACAAGGTGTAAATATGAAGCATAAGAGTGGTCTTAAACTAGAGGCGTTACTAGATAAAAAAGATGAATTAGCAAAAGAAGCTAGAAAATTAAAATCCCGTATGTTTAGTTCCATTGTTACACTAGGTGATATGATGAAAGAGGGTGCTAGAGAGGCTCTAGATGAAGCGGTAAAAGCGGGTACATTTGGAACAGCTGCAGCAGCTGCTGCCAACTCTACGGCGGTACCCGCTACCGGGGCCTTTACCGGTGCCAGCACGACCGCTGTTAATTTTGCAGGTCTAGTAGACCCACCAGCACTTAGTACTGGTGCATTTGATTTGTAAATAAAAGTAATAAAATAAAAGTAATAAATAAATAAAATATTAGATATAAATATTATATCTAATATTTATATAATGTTTAAATTAAAAATACCTAATTTTTTTCAAATAGGGGGTGCTCCAAAGAAAGATTTTATAATACAAAATAAATTTCAGCAAGTTATAGACGAAATACCATATTATAATTGTAACGGTCAGGATCCGATTAATATTTCAGGAAATGATGTAACTACACAAATGGGTGGCACAGGTAAACATAATAAATTTATAAAGAACACGAATTATGAGACATTAGTAAACAACTTAAAAGCAACATTGGATGCTTCACCAGTTATGAAGGCTATGGGTACACCAGCATATGGTCGAAGAGGACAATTTATTTCTACTCTAGCAAGAAATATGAGTCTATTATGGGATAATAAAAGACTCTATGAACAAATGAAGAATTATATTTCAAATTTAGATCCAATAAAATTAACTGAGTATTATTTATTTGCAAAAAATTTAAAATTCGAAGATGGAACAATAATGACGAGATATACTGAAAATGAAGGAAAAGAATTTAAATTATTACATCAGGGATTTTTCTTAAAAAAAGGTTCGAATGGTTCTTTACTAGTATATAGAGATTCGAGTCCAGGAACTGATTATATAAAAGATACTATTTTACCTGGTAATCCAAGTATGGATGAATGGAATTCTTCATCTTTTTATATATGGTATTTATTAAGTTATATAGCAAAGAATGTAATAGTAAAAGACGGTTCAATAAAATTGAAACCGTCGAGTACAGGGATGTGTGCTATACGCCAATGGAACTCAAGATATGGTTTTTTACCAAGGGGGATGATAGATACAGGATATGAAGATCATATACCAACAACGGAGACAATGGGTGATTATTATGAAATGGTTGAACCAATGTTAAGTAATATACCATTTATACCTAATTAATAAAATTGAATTAAAAAAATTAAATACTGAATATTTAGTATTTAATAATGTTATATTTAAAAATATTAAATGAAGAACATAAACAATATTTAGAAACCTATTATAATTCAGATGCTCCAAAAGGATCATTGTATTCATCAGGTATGGATTTAGTATGCCCAGATGATTTAGTTGTTCCTGCAAAATCACTTGGTTTTAAAATTAAACTAGGTATTGCATGTCAACCTGATATGTCAAGAGAAGTAATACCACATGGATATTATTTATATGCCAGAAGTAGTATAAGTAAAACACCTTTGAGACTAGCTAACAATGTTGGTATTATAGATTATGATTATACAGGTGAATTAATGGCAAAAGTTGATAACCATTCTGATGAAGATTTTAAAATTTCAAAAGGTGATAAATTATTTCAAATTTGTATGCCTCACTTACAACCATTTAGTTTTATAGTAGTTGAAGAATTAGAAGTGACTGAGCGTGGTTCTGGTGGTTTTGGTTCAACTGGTAAAAATTACCGGACAGTTTAAGCTATAAATTTTAAAGAACCCAATCCTTCTTCTATAATTAAAATATTATAAGATTGTGCATATACTCTTAATTTAACTGGATTAAAATATGAAACTTTTTGATCTAATTTTAATTCAAGTGTTGCTTGATCAACTTTACTAAAATTCATAGAACCTCTAGGATCTAAATTATCAGATTTCAATCCAAAATTATAATAAAAAACATGATTATCTTTTGTTCGATTATAATTTTTATAATTTTCTAAATATGAATAGAATTGATAGGGGAATTCTTTTACTTTTTCTTGTCCATTTAATAAAATTTTTGCTTTTTTTATAATAAATTGTCTATCTTCTAAAAAATAATTGGATAAATCTTTAATTTTACATAATGATTTTAAAGTAATATAATCAACATAATTCCACCCATCTCTATCATCATCAGATTTTTTAAATGTACATATTTCAAGATCATGTTGGCAAGTATTAGTATCAGTACATTCACATAAGACTTGTTTTGCACGATAATTATTAAATCTTAAATATTCAATTGCTAGATTAGATTTATAAAAATTCCAAGCATTTAGTTTACTAGTAGCATAATTTTGCATTTGACATATCCATATTAATGATTTAATTGGATTATTAAAATTGAGGTTACAATTATAGCTATTATTATTAATAGTTTTTTCTCCGTTATATTGCACTTGTTCAATAATATATTCTAATTTTTTTGTAAAGAAATTATGTCTTTCTTGATTATCTAATAGAACATAATCAAATAATAAATATGCACTTTTTAAACTTAATTCTGTAGTAAAATTAATTTGATATTCTAATGTTTCTGCAGATGTTTGAGGACTAATTTCAAAATCATCGAAAAGGTTAATAATATTATTAATTTTTCCATTAATTAATGATCCTGTAAATTCATCTTGCACTTTTAAATATAGTAATTCTTTATTAATAAAATCATAATCCATATAAATACCGATGATATCTCTATTTTTACCCTTTTGAATTAAAATATCTCCCTGATTACATAAAACTATATTTTCATTAATTTTTATTTTGTGTGTAGGTCCGACCAATAAACATTCATCTCTTGAAGCGAATTCAATATGAATTTTTACATCTGTATATTTTAATGACACTAATGGTAATGATAAACCAAATGATTTACAAAACCAGAATTGTAATGGGATATATAATCTAGCACTATCTTTTGTATTACTAAAATATGTAAATTCTTGAGTATTACCAGTCATTTTATACAAACCATTTTCATTACCTTCAATATTAATTTCACTCCAAATATACATCCATTCACCGTATTGTGTATCAATAATTTTATTTCCAATATCTAATTCTATTTTTTTTATTAATCGATAACCTAAATTTTTCACCCATGCAACTTTTATATATTCATCTAGTTTTCCTGAAGAATCAAAAAATTGAGGTGTACTCGGCAAATCAACAACTAAATAACCATTGCTTATTAAATCCCCTGTTTTTGCTAATGTACATGACACTTTATTACCAAAATTAGGGACTGTTGAGAAATATTGCGGCATTGCTTCAATAGAGAAATTTGTATGTCTTTTATAAACAGCTTTAAAAAAAGTGATTTCTGGTTTATTAGTTAAATATAAATTACTTTGGCCTTTGGCCGCTAATTGTATTAAACTTCCACTCATTTTATATTAGTATATATAATATGCTAATATAACTTTAATTTAAATAAATTATACCAGATTGTCCTGACATAACACGAAGTATATTATAATTACGAGTATAAATATGGATATTACCATCGCTACTAGTATGTAATTTTATAAATAGGTTCATATCTTCAACATAAGATAGATTAATGCTACCTGAAGGGAAATCATTAGTAGGATGTATAGCAAATGAATATACATTAACACCGACATCAACTTGATTTTTATAATATTGATATGGCACAACATCATTAAAATATGTTCCTTCATAATAATTCATTCTATTTTTACCATTAATTTTTATTTTAGCTTCTTTTATTGGATTAGTATATATATTTTCTTGATATACTTGTTTTGCTATAATACTATTTGTAACTATAAATTTAGATTTATTGATAGTACCAGCTGTAATTGAATATTTATTCAGAAGTTTATTATTAATATCAGATTTAGATTTGAAGAAAAATATTATATCTTTTGTAGGATTTCCTAATCCTATTGGGATTTTAACTAAATCTAATATTTTCAGATCGAATCGTGGTCTTGGTACAATTATTCTATTTACTTGTTCAACTAAATATTCATGTCTATATTCTGCAAATAATTGTCTTTGATCATATTCTAAATAATAATAGTTTGCTAATAGAAATAGTTTTGGTTTTTTAGATATAATTTTATTAACATTATTATCATCAGTTATAATTAAAGATTCTAAATCACGTAATTCAACTTCAAATGTTAATTTAGTATATGGACTAGCTATTAATGGGAATGGGATTTTTTTAAACATCCATGGAATTGGTATGTAAAAATTACCTTCATTTGATTCAATATATTCATTAGAATCATTACCAACCATTTTTTTAAAACCAGTTTGTTTTTTATGAAAAAGTTTATTTGCTAAATATAAATAATCGGAATCATATTCAGAAATAACATAATCCCCTAATTTTAATTTAATATTTTTAATTAAATTTAATGCATAATTTTCTGTAAATTTAAACATAGGAGTGGTATCTCTATTTCTAATAGCAGTACTTTTTTTAACATATTCTCTATAATTATAAAGTGTATTATATTGTTTAGTTATTAAAGCAGTTTGTTGGGGTGTATATATATTAAGTCCTTGACTTGTACTTTTCAAATCATAATCTAGATCATGTGTATCATAATACCATTTTTTTTCGTTTAAAGTGGTAAGCTGGTTAAAAAATAATTTACGTATTTTAAGTATTAAGTCTTTACCATTAGTTTGTGTAAGACCTAAATTTTCTTTAAATAATATATTATCTAAATTATTTAGCTTATTATATAATACAGAATCATTATAAAATAATTCTAACATAGGTTGTGGGTCAAAATTTAGTGTAGAAACATTAGTACTATTAATAAATGATTTAATACCATATTTAATAGATGTTGCATTATTACTAGATAATTTAAGTAAAACAATACCATTTATTTTTCGTACATCAACTAATACATTATCAACAACAACGATACTATTTGTATTTATATCTTCTGTAATATCAGTAAAATACCAATCTTTTAATTTAACATTACTAGTAGAAACATTAGTATCATAATTACTTTTTATAATTAATGTAAGACCAGTATTTTCAAGTAAAATATAATTAATATTATTAATAGTGATGCTATCATTTACGATGGGTTCTAACATTTGTGTTGTATTTGTTAATTTTGTATAACTATAATTTAATATATTAGTAGGATTTGTAATATAAGTTGTAGTTAATAAATTAATTCTATTATCTGAAAATGAAATTACTTTATTAACAGATATTTGAGTAGTATTATTTTTTAAAATTAATGAATCTTCAATTGATATGTTTTGATAATTGTTTAATTGTATATTATACATGTAATAAATACCAGATGAATCTATAGTAACCGAATTAATACTATAATCATATCCATATGAATTAGTTAAATTATCATATGTAATATCAGATAATGTTGTATCAGTTCCTTCATCAATTAATGTAGAATCATCAAAGAATTTTTTATAACCGATATCATATTTATTTAGACCTAATTTATATAAATTACAATTATATGATGATTTTTCTTCTAATTTATTTAATTGTGACATAATTAATTCAAATCCATCATGATAACCAAATCCAGACATTTTATCTCCAAAAAACATTAATAAATCATTTGAAATATCACTAACAGATATCGAAGTATTCGTATTATTATATGTAATATCAGATGATATTTCAGTTGTATTATTTTTTTTTATATGATGAACTATTAATAATAATAATTTATTTATAATTAAATATTTATCTTTATTAAAATTTCGAGATAACGATAAATTTAACAGATTATTTTGATCACCAACTAGAGTTAAAGATACTGGTAATTGATAAGTTCTTTTATATTCATTATTAATTTTACTAACAGAATCATTGGAGATAGAATTTGTTAAATCATATATTTCCTTTGTAGTTGCAATTATATTTTTTAATATATGATATCCATATGAAACATTAATTGTATTTGTATTATCATATGGTATATCTGTAATATATAGATCAGTACTATAGGTAACTTTTTTAACATAAATATTATTTCCAATGTATATTTTAATATATGGAGTATTTGAATTAAAATTTGTTAAATGTGTTTCATTAAAAGCAATAAAATTATTATTATTAGAAAATGTAATATTTTGTATATATTGAGTATTTCCATCACTCTGTTCAAAATTAATTTGTAATTGTTTATAAGTAGTATTACCATATGTTGATGTTTTATTTCTGATTGTATCAATACATATTGTAGGTAAAGAATTATATTTCTCTCGAATTAATACTTCTTGTGCTAGAATAGTACCACTAACTGCGAATTTATCCATTACTATTTTAGCTTGAGTATATTCATCATATGACATTAATGTATTTTTGTATTTATAAATTGCTTTATCAGCAAAAAGAGTATTAAACTCGACTGAATTAGTTTCTTCTGTAGATAATAACGATGCTGAATAATTAGAAGATGAATATGCTTGATTATTTAGAATAGTATATATTATTTCTTCTAATTTAACATTTGGCATAAAACCATATATTGAAAATAAGAATACATAATCATAAATACTTTTTTTTAATAAGATATTTTTTAGAAAATCCATTGTTTGTATAATAAATTTCCGTTGATCTGAAAAGATCGGTGTATATATATTTTTTAGAATTGTATTATTTGGTGAATAATATTTACTAATAAGAGTATTTCCATTATATAAAATGCTATCTAAATTATTAATTAAATTATAATTAGAATAATAGTACTTATCATTTATTATTAATTTTTCTATATTAAATATAGTATTTGTTTCAGAATAATTAGTTTTATATGATGTTATCTTATTATTAATTATATTGTAAAGATCAATAGAATTATCTATCAAATGTTGATTTGTTTGAAAATTATTTCGAGTAAGATTATCACTAAATGTTGTTTGATATGTTTTTAATTTAAATCCCAATTTTTCTTCTATATATCTATTAACATTATCAATAGTATAGCCTATATTTTCTAATTTTTCTGTAAAATTTCTTAAAAAATTTAGATAAGATGTATTACTTGTTTCATAATTTTTAATACAATAATAATAGGTATAAGCTTCTTTAATTGATTTAATATATATTTTAAATAATGCTAATACTTGACTTTTTGTTAATAAATTTAGATTATCACCAGGTGATCCTGTATAATATGAACCATCAATTACATCTAGATCTGTATTACTTAATGTATATGAATCGATTGAATCTATTATCATCTGATCAATAATAACAGAATCGGTTGTATCAGATATATATCCTGAAAATATTGTTGAATCATTTTTTAATGATGATAAATCATCAAAACTATTTATATGATATCCATTATTTATAAATGTTATACTATCTGTGATTTTATAGATTGTTTTAATAGTATTAGTTGTAACTTGTCCAACATATGTTAATCCAGATTTTGCAAAATAGACTGAACCTAATTTATATTTAAATTCAGTAATATTATTTGTTAAATTTTTATCAATAAAAACATATGTTTGAACTTTACTTATATTGTAATCGATAGAATCAGTTGTTGTACCAACACTAAGTTTTTCATTAATTTGATAATCATATCCCATGTATTGCAATGTATTTATTTTTTTTGTATAGACTATATTGCTTGCAATAGTAACAGAATCACCAGGATCATGTTTAGAAGAAACATATATTCTAGATGTTGATCTATTTATAACATAATAATCATTACTTTCTAATTCACTATCTTGAACAGAAGTTATATTTGTTCCATACATAATTATAATATTAGGGAATTGTAAATTACCACTATTTTTATAAATATCTTTTATAGTGACACCTTTTGAATATTTATAATTAGTATTAGATATTATGGTACTATCTAACATAGATTTTAATTGTATTTCGGTTAAATTATCTCTATCAATTAGAGAGTTCATAATATTTTCAGGATCATATAAATCATAATAATCATTTATTTCAGACAGATATAATCGCCCAGTAGTTGATAATTCAGACATACCAAGATATGTAATCATATATTTATTTCTAATTTTTACAAATAATTCCAGACATTTTGTTTCTATATCTATTTGATGTAAATATGTGATTTTATCAAAAAATTTACTTTTAAAATTATTTCTAAGATATTGAATATAATCACATAATAAGAAATTAGTGAAATAATGTACTTTACTAGAAACATATAATGCTTCATCATTAATTAATGTATCTGTTGTGTAAAAAACTGTATCTAAAAATTCAGATCTAGAAAAAATATTAAGTTTTATATAAGCACCGTCATTATCAAAACTATAATGTGTAGCATTATTTAATATTTTAATAGTGTTATATTCAGAAGTAGTTAATAAATCAGTATCGTATTTTTTATTAAATAATGTAATAATGACCTGTTGTAATCTAATAGTTATTTTAATATCATTCACTGTCTGGCCTGCCTCAACAGTAACTAGTGTATTTATATTTTGTGCAGAAATTAATAGATCACCATAATTGCTATGAATAATTACTTTAGCAGAACTATTAAATAAACCATTTGAAGGTGTAATATCTACTTTATAAATGACATTTTCAGATGATGCGGATGTTGTACTATATACAGCAATTGTTTTAAATAGAGTTTTCAAAGAGTTAGGAGTACCAGTCAGTAGATACGTTGCCAGATTAGTTGAATAATCATCTAATATTTGATTTTTATATTCTGATAGATTTGATAATATTAGATTAGTGAATTTAGTTCCGATTGATGTTAATGTAATTGTAGAAAAATTAGTATTATTAGAATTTAAATATAGTGTGTTAAAATTTTTAGAAAATTCATTATATTTTGTTTCATCTTGAACTAGAGTACTTTTTGATGTATCTAAATCATATGTAGTACGATCCATATTAATAATTCTACTTATCATATTATTTGTATTTGTTGTGTTATTTGTATTTGTAAAAAATTTAGAATAGAATTGAAAATAAAACCAAAATGGTATTTTAAGTGATTTTTCCATCATTGTAATAAATAATGATTGGAATTCAGTTGTTGATAAATTTTGAAAGAATAAAACAATATCATTTTCTATATTTGCATTATTTGAGAGTGTTGATGAAATAGTATAGAATCTATAATTAAATCCAGATATTGTAACTGTTATATTTGTAGTAGTTTTAAATGTGTTAGAAATAACAATATCAGATGTTGGTATTTTACTTAATGAAAAATTAATTGTATTACCCGATATTGAAGTAATTGTTAGTTCCAAGTCACCATTAGTGATTTTATCATTTATTTGTAATGTAGCAGTTGTATTTATTGTACATGTTTTATTACAAATAAATATCATCGTATACGTACTAATATTATATAATAATTTTGGTAATTGTAATTTTAGATCATTAGCATTTACTTCTAATATATTACCTAATAATGTATCTGTTGTTGATATCAGTCCATATAAATCGTAAATGATAGTAGATGGGATTTCCCCTGCTATATTACATGTATAATATTTTGTAGAATATTGATTTTCTTCAAAAGTTAAATTTTGACTAATTTTGTAATAATATTCATGAAAAACATTTAATTCTAAATTAATATTATTTTTGACATCAATGTTTTGAGTATTCTCAATAAATAATAAACTATCTTTTAATGAATCAATTATATTATTTTGAATTGTATTTGAATTTATAATTGATTTGTCTTTCATTAATTCTTTTTGTTTAAAAAAAATATATTCTAAATAACCCAGTGTATTTGAATAATATAATTTTTCAGTAAAATTGTAAGTAATACTATTATTAGTTATATTAAACATTAAAAAATTATGATATAAATTAACAACACCGAAAACATTATTTATTTTTGAAATATCTTTATTATTCGCAAAAATATTATTAATATCAATAGTATTTAATAAAAATTGTTTAAATGGTTCAATATTATTAATTTTTTCGACAATTGTACCATCTGAATTTTTCAAATTAATAATTTCGATATCTATAGTATTTTTATAACTAATTTTAATTTTTGGAAATTTGATATTAATAAATAATGTATTACCAATAAGATCTCCTAAATTTGGAATAGTTACTTTGCATTTTTTCCCAAAATTTATAGTAGTATTAAATGGGATATTATGATCCTGCATAGAGAAATGACTATATTTTCTATATACACTTTTAAAAGGTGTTGGATCTTTAAAACCATAAATATTTAGATCTTCTTTACCTTTTGCAGCCAATTGATACATTGCTCCTGAACCTCCAGGCATATTTACTTTATACTATATATAACTTTAAATTTCTAAAATTTTTTATTTACTAATTTAAAATGGATATAATATTCGATAGTATAATTTTAAATTTAAAATCAAGTACAAGAGATAAATTCAATATACTTTTAATAAATACGTTAATTAATAAAAAACAATGTAATAAATTTGCAAAATATATAAAACAAAAAATCTTTAAAAGTAAAGTATTAGAAATTTGTTACTGCAAACATATTAATAATATAATCAATGATATTCGATCATTAGAAAAAATTAAAAAGTTTTTTAAAAATACAAATTATCAATTAATAAATAATTTTTTAGAAATTAAATTAAAACATATAAAATATCAAGGTTTATTAAAAGATATATATAATAAATTATTTAAAGTATATAAAAATTATTTATATAGAAATAATTTTTTAAAAAATACTATTAATAAGCACAAACTCTTATTTTTATATATTAAGGATAAAATTTTACCAATAACGATATCATTTATTGATATGAATACTGGTAATTCTAATTATGGATTTATAAGAAAATTATCTTATATAAAAAATAATAATGAGAAATTAATAATAAATAATGAATTAAATATACGATTTTTACAATTTACGAAATTGTTTAGTTTTAGACCTATATTTCTAGTATCGACTGCTATCGATAATTATGAATATTATATTGATCTTCCTTATTCTATTAAATCATCATTATATGCAAATATAATGACCAAATTAATAAATATTATGAAATCATATATAGAACTTTATAACAAAACAGAAATAAAAAATAATGAATTAGATAATATATTATTTACTGAAATTGATAATTTATCTTCGGAATCAGAATCAATAGACGAACATTTATTAAATAATTGTAATATAATAAATGATTTAAATATACTTGATTCTTATGAAGATGAAATATTCAAATAAATTTAATTTGAATATAATATATGAGCAATGCCTTTTTCTATTAATAAAAAATTATATGATTTAGAAAAAATAATTAAATTGATTTCGTCATTTGCAGTTAATGAATCATAAAATGTTTCATCAATTTCTAATAATAAAGTACCTATTTTTATATGTGAAAAATTACAAAACCCACTTGGTTGATATTTATCAGGATGTAAAGAAAATGAATATAATCCTAATCCTAATGGTATATCACCATTATGATATTGATATGGTTGTAAATAATTAAAATATTTATAATTTTTTTTTATAACTTTATCATATCCATTTAATTTTATATTAGCTGATTTATATGGACAATAATAAATAGTCTCATTATTTATTTTTTTTGAAAAATAATAATAATGGTTATTATTTGCATCGATATCTGACTTTTTTTTAAGATAAAAATAAAATTCTTTACATGGATTTGATAAAGGTAATTTAATTTCAACTGATGCTTCTTTTATATTATTAAATTTAAATTGTTTAGATTGTTCAATTAAATAAAATAGATTTCCTGTACAAAATCTCTCTCTCTCATCATTATCTAAATAAATAAATTCAGTTAATAAAGATATATTTGTAATATTTATTTTAGATGATAATGGTAATGTATATTCCGTTTTAATAATTTTATTTAAATCAGCTAATTTTAGTACTACTCTCACATCATGATAATTTAATGCGACTAACGGTATTGAATTAAAATAATTTTTTGTAAAATTTAAATCAAGTGGTATTATTAATTTATATGATGGTTTTTCTTGTTTATTATAATTAGTTAAAATAGATATATTACCAATTAATTTATTAAACATATCATTATTAAATTTATTTCTTTTTAATAGATATTGTAAATATAGATGTTCCCCAGATATTGATTCTAGTTCTTTATCTCCAATTTCGATTGTTAATTTATCAATCATAAAAAAAGCAAAATATTCAATCCATTTAAATTTATATTTGTTATCAGCTTCTCTTAATTTATATTTATTATTTTCTTGTTTTTTATTTAAAATATATTCATATGTACTTGTTATTTGTAAATAAGCTTTACTAAAACTAGTTTTAAAAATTACCAATCTTGCTGAATCTGTGATTGATGAGTTTTGTATTAATATATCTTTTACTATTTGATCTAAATTTGCTTTATTTGCAATTATTTTATATTCATCTTGTAAAGCACTTATTGCATTATTATAATTAGTTAATTTACTAGTAATTTTATTTGTAAAATAATCAGTAACTTTATCATAAATACTGGTAAATGTTGTATTAGTTATATCTAATAATGGAAAAATTTGTCTGTATATATCTAATTGTATATCTGCATAAATTTTAAAATTTGCTAATTCTGTTGTAAAAGTATTAACATTTGTAGTATATGTATTTAATAAAGTACTATCAATTGCTTTTGGTAAAGATACTTTCGGTATATCAATTTCTAAATATATTTTTGAAACTAAATCTCCAATTTTATCAATATTACATACCATAGTTTCACCAAATTCCATATTTCCTTCAAAATCTAATTTTAATGTTTCTGTTCCAAAATTTGTATATTTTCTAAATACTTTTTTAAAATATGTAATATGGGGTTCTGATGTTAATATAATATCCTTTGCTCCATTAGATATCAGTTGGATCAATGAACCTTTCATTTAATATATAATGATATTAATTTTTTTTTTAACTAATAAAAAATCTAATTTATTTATATATGAATACAAAAAATTTAATTAAGTATATTACATTTGCTGTTGTTACTTTTATTATATTAAGATATATACCAAAATATAAACTAGAAACAAATGAAACAATATCATTAACTTGTTTAATATGTTCATTAATGGTTATAATAGATACCGTATCACCATGTATTATGGTAGATAAAAGTAAATGTATCAAGCCACCAACTTTGTTAAATAAATCAAAATCTAACACAAAAACTAAATCTAAAAAATAATTAATTAAGTAGAATTAATTATTTTTTATAATATTCTGATTTATTTTCTGAAGTATAAAATTCCCAGTGTAAATGATTACATATTTTTTTCCAAATTGCATCTTGTTCTTTTAGATTTTCTGGAGATTTTAATAAAGGAAAATATGGTAAAAATTGATCTAATTCTAATAATTCACAAAATTTATGTAAAACATAAGAATAATTTAAAAAATTTTTTCTTTTTTTTGTTTTATACATTTGAAATGGTTTCTGTATCATTGTAAACATCTTTATTAATTTTTCTTCAGTATCACGACTGATATTTGGTGGAGGTAAACCGTTGATTTTTGAAATTATATGGGGGATATGTTCATACATACTATTATAACCTGTTTTTCTTAATATTGCTCTCATTTTATCTGGTTTTAATTCAGCTAAATTATGAATTCTATTTTTTTGTAATTCTTCTAATACTTTTTCATATACTTCAACCGGTATATCTGTATTTTCTCTTCCTTGAAATTGTGATAACCATTCCCTAAAATGATTAATTCTCTTGTAAGCATATGCAGAATTATCTGGTATCGGATCTTTATAATTAGGTTTATCGGAATCTAATAATACAACTTCTGAATAACCACATTTTATACATGTAAAATTACCATCAGAAATATGTAATGTTAATTCAATATTTTTACATATTGGACAATTTTTAATTTTTGGTTTTCTTTTTTGTTTTTTAAACGTTTTCCCTTCTGTTGTTCTTAAATAATTATTTAATAACGAAGACCTTGAATTGTTTATATTAGTTAAATTTTTATTTTCTGTTTTCTTTGTAGAATTAAAAATTTCTATAATTGACTTTTTTTCCTTTTTTTCATGATTATTTTCTTGATTATTTAATAATTCATAATAAGGAATTAAATAACTATGTGCTGTATTATGATAATAATTCATTTCTTCAATATTATTTTCAATATTATATATTTCTTTCTCAATTTCTTCTTTTGTCTCTCTAAATTCTGCCCTTTTTTTTATTTCACTTAAAACAAAATTATCTTTATCATCTAATTCTTTTAATTTCTTAAGAATACTATTTAATCTTTTTTTTAGTTTAGGTAATAAATTTTTTTTTTTTTTAAAATATTTTACTTTTTCTTGATGCTTAGAATCAACTGTTGCTGTTATTCTGATACTATCTTGTTTTTTTTTCTTTTCTTTATTCTTAAACATAGATATAGATCTATATATTGTATTATCTTTAAATATCAATATATAAATATTAAAATATAAATATAAAAAAAAACATATATAGCACAAGAAAAAATAAATTATAAGTTTGTTAAATTTTTTTTTTCTATATATATTATATATACAATGGCTGGTGGCGGTTTAATGCAACTCGTAGCCTATGGCGCACAAGATGTTTACCTTAGTGGTAATCCACAAATTACTTTCTTTAAAGCAGTATACAAAAGACACACTAACTTCTCATGTGAAGCAATTACACAAACTTTCTCTGGTTCTCCAGATTTCGGAAGACGTGTAACTTGCCCAATTACTAGAAATGGTGATCTTATTACTAAAATGTACTTAGTATGTAAAGTTACTGGTTCATCAACAAAGAAATGGGCATGGACTTCTCAATTAGGACATGCGATGATCGATAATGTAGAATTAGAAGTCGGTGGTTCAAGAATCGACAAACAATACGGTGACTGGATGAATATCTGGCATTCATTAACAAAAAGTGGTGGTCATGATGAAGCATATGCTCGTATGGTTGGTGATACATCTAGTATGACTAGTTTAGCAGTAGCACATGCAGATCAAACTCTTTATGTTCCTCTTCAATTCTTTTGCTGCAGAAACAATGGTCTTGCTCTTCCTCTTATCTCTCTTCAATACCACGATGTTCGTGTTAATTTTGAATTTTCAGCTGCAAGTTCTCTTGTTAGTTACGTTGGTACAGCACCAACAGTATCAATGGCATCATGTGAATTATTAGTTGACTTTGTATTCCTTGATTCCGAAGAAAGAAAAAGATTCGCACAATCTTCTCATGAATATTTAATTGAACAAGTTCAATTCACCGGAGCAGAATCTGTTACATCTTCATCTGTTAAAGCTAGACTTAACTTTAATCATCCATGCAAAGCTTTATTATGGAATGTAGTATCCAATAACTGGCAAGGTAAATCATACTTATACTGGAGCAACAATGCAAGTGAATTAGCAGAAAAAACTACAGTATTAAAAGTTCTTAATAATGTAACACAAGCTGGTGCACCTGCCGCAGGTGAAATGAATTCTGCAACAGGTGTTGTTAAAGCATCCGCAAATAATGTTTACTCACATGGCGGTCATGAAATTGTAAATATTGCTGGTGGTGATATTGACCCAGCTGCATTCGATCTTGATAACTTTGTTGTTACATCAGCAAGTGTTACTCCAGGATTAGCATCTACACATACTCCTGCTACACAACAAGCAAATTGGGCTGCTCTTAATGTTACAGTAAATCAACATAATAACTATGGTACAGCACTATCTGGTTCTGGAAATCCATGTACAACTGGTCTTCTTCAACTTAACGGTCATGATCGTTTCGCAGAAAGAAGTGGAACTTACTTTAATCAAGTTCAACCATACCAACACTTTAACAATACTCCATCTGATGGTGTAAATTGTTATTCATTTGCAGCTAGTCCAGCTGAACATCAACCAAGTGGATCATGCAATTTCTCAAGAATTGACAATGCTCAATTAGTACTTGGTATTGATGCTGGTGTTGCAACTGCAGGCGGTAAATTGAATGTTTATGCTATTAATTACAATGTACTTCGAGTAATGTCTGGTATGGGTGGTCTTGCATACTCTAACTAAATTAACTAAATAAACCAAATAAATAATTAATTATTACTTTAGTAATAATTAATTTATAATACTTTAATAAAACATATAAGTTAGATATTTTTTTTAATTAATAATTTATAAAAAAATTATTTGTGTTTTTTATATAATTTTTTTCTCTATATATTATATATATAATGGCTGGTGGCGGTTTAATGCAACTCGTAGCCTATGGCGCACAAGATGTTTATCTTAGTGGTAATCCACAAATTACTTTCTTTAAAGCAGTATACAAAAGACACACTAACTTCTCATGTGAAGCAATTTCACAAACTTTCTCTGGATCTCCAGATTTCGGAAGACGTGTAACTTGCCCAATTACTAGAAATGGTGATTTAATTACTAAAATGTATCTTTTATGTAAAGTTACTGGTGCTACAGCAGCAGCAGGTAATGAATGGGGGTGGTGTCCACAAGTAGGACACGCTCTTATTGATAATGTAGAATTAGAAGTCGGTGGTTCAAGAATCGACAAACAATATGGTGATTGGATGAATATCTGGTACTCACTTACTAGAACCGAAGGTCAAGAAGCAGGTTATGCAACTATGATCGGTGATACAGCTGCAAATCAAAAATTAGCAACTTCTCATGGAACACAAACTCTTTATGTTCCTCTTCAATTCTTTTGCTGCAGAAACAATGGTCTTGCTCTTCCTCTTATTTCTCTTCAATATCACGATGTCCGTGTTAATTTTGAATTCGCAACAGGATCATCATGTGTTAACTACAAAGGTAGTGCACCATCTGTTTCCATGGCATCATGTGAATTATTAGTTGACTTCGTTTTCCTTGATTCCGAAGAAAGAAAAAGATTCGCACAATCTTCTCATGAATATTTAATTGAACAATTACAATTTACAGGTGAAGAATCAGTTACTTCATCAAGCATGAAAGCTAGACTTAATTTCAATCATCCATGTAAAGCACTTTTCTGGGCAGTTAAAAATGCAAATTTTACTGGTACAAAATACTTATACTGGTCTTCCAATGCAACTGAATTAGCAGAAAAAACCACTGTTCTTGCAGTTCTTAACAATCAAAATATGAATGTAGGATCTGGTGTTATCACTGCATCTGCAAACAATGTTTACTCACATAGTGGTGCAGAAATTGTTAATATTGCAGGTGGTAATGTTGACCCAGCATCACTTGATCTTAATAACTTTGTTGTTACATCTGCAAATGTTGTTCCAGGTCTTGTTGCTTCACATGTTGCTGCACAAAATGCAAACTGGGCTGCACATAATGTAACTGTTAATTTACAAAATAACTACAGTAACTCTGTTTCTGGCTCTGGTAATCCAGTTAGCTCAGCACTTCTTCAACTTAATGGTCATGATCGTTTCGCTGAAAGAGATGGTACCTACTTTAACTCAGTACAACCATACCAACATTTCCCACATGCTCCAGCTGAAGGTATTAATTGCTATTCATTCGCTCTTACCCCAGCTGAACATCAACCAAGTGGTTCATGTAATTTCTCAAGAATTGATAACGCACAACTTGTACTTTCAATTGCTGCTGGTGTTACAGGTACACTTAATGTATATGCAGTTAACTACAATGTACTTCGTGTTATGTCTGGTATGGGTGGTCTTGCATACTCTAACTAATTTTAATACATTTACTATTTAAAAAAATTAAAATAACTAAATAATATTAAAAATTAATTTAATTAATTTTTAATTCATATCCAACACAATAAATATATAGATTATATCATTATTTGTGTTTTATATATAAATTTTTTCTCTATATATTATATATACAATGGCTGGTGGCGGTTTAATGCAACTCGTAGCCTATGGCGCACAAGATGTTTACCTTAGTGGTAATCCACAAATTACTTTCTTTAAAGCAGTATACAAAAGACACACTAATTTCTCATGTGAAGCAATTACACAAACTTTCTCTGGTTCTCCAGATTTCGGAAGACGTGTAACTTGCCCAATTACTAGAAATGGTGATCTTATTACTAAAATGTACTTGGTATGTAAAGTTTCAGGTACTGCAAATGGAACCAACAAATGGGGCTGGGCTCCACAACTTGGTCATGCTGTTATCGATAATGTAGAATTAGAAGTCGGTGGTTCAAGAATCGACAAACAATACGGTGACTGGATGAATATCTGGCACTCCCTTGCTAGAAATCAAAATCATGATTCTGGTTATGCTGCTATGGTTGGTGATACTTCTGGTATGACTAGTTTAGCAACTACTCATGCTGATTATGAAATGTATGTTCCTCTTCAATTCTTTTGTTGCAGAAACAATGGTCTTGCTCTTCCTCTTATCTCTCTTCAATACCACGATGTTCGTGTTAATTTTGAATTCTCTGCTGCTTCAGCATGTGTTCAATATGAAGGTTCAGCAGCACCTGCTGTTTCTATGGCATCATGTGAATTATTAGTTGACTTCGTTTTCCTTGATTCCGAAGAAAGAAAAAGATTCGCACAATCTTCCCATGAATATTTAATCGAACAAGTTCAATTCACTGGATCTGAATCTGTTTCATCATCATCTGTTAAGGCTAGACTTAACTTCAATCATCCATGCAAAGCTCTATTCTGGGGTGTTAAAGCAAATAAATGGATGGGAACTAAAATGCTTGCTTGGTCAGCAAACTCTGCTGAATTAGCAGAAAAGAATACTATCCTCGCTCTTGCACACACTGCAGCTGGTACAGCTACTGTCGGTGGTGTCGCATATGAAGTTGTTAAAGTTAACGGTGCACATGCACAAGTTGATAGTGCTGCTAAATTCGCAGCTCTTGATACTTCTGATTATGTTGTAGCTGGACCTACTTTACCAATGAGTGAAATCTCTAAAGGCGCTGCATCTCTTGTTACATTTGTTGGCGGCGGCGCTGCACAAGGTGGTGTTACTGTTAACTTACACAATAACTATGGTTCTAATCTTGATGGTTCTGGAAATCCATGCACAACTGGTCTTCTTCAACTTAATGGTCATGATCGTTTCGCTGAAAGAGATGGTATGTACTTTAATCAAGTTCAACCATACCAACACTTCAGTAATACCCCATCTGACGGTATTAACTGTTATTCATTCGCACTTTCACCAGAAGAACATCAACCATCTGGATCATGCAATTTCTCAAGAATCGATAATGCTCAATTAGTTTTAGGTGTTGATTCAGTTGCATCTGCAGGTGCTAAACTTAATGTTTATGCTGTTAACTACAATGTACTCCGCGTTATGTCTGGTATGGGTGGTCTTGCATACTCTAACTAATTTTAATACTAAAATATAATAAATAATTAAAAGTTAATTTATTAACTTTTAATTTCTTTTATCTAAATGTCTTATTCAATCAATCTTATTATTTATAAAAATTTATAAGCATTAAATCTTTCATTTGGATTATGTTCACTATCAAATACTGAATAGCCTCTTTTAAAAAAAAAATCTTTAGGAATAACTAAATGACTAAAAACACCTCCGAAATGGTGTTTGTCTGTCTTTTTTGTTCTTGTCTTGTACCTTATATTACCAATAAATAATCCTTTTTTTGTAACTCTTTCTAAATTATTAATAGTTATTTCTAAATCATCAAAATTATTTAAATATTCTACCATATTGTTACATAAACTATAATCAAAATATCTATCTTTAAAAATTATATCAATAGAACTAAAATTTAAGACTATATTACCAAGTATATTAATATGTTTATTAACTAAATTTCTTGATAAATCAACTCCTATATATTTAAAAGAATTTAAATACTGGGCTAAATAACCACTACCACAACCCATTTCTAATATCAACAGACTGAGATCCACCTACTTGTATTCTCTTAGTTGGTAGTTCTTTGTTCTTTGTTCTCTATAAAACTCATATATCCCTTTTCATGTAATTCAGCCCATCGTTTTCTTAATTTTGTTTTATCTTGTTCTGTTATATTAACTTCAAAATTATCTATCCATAAAAATCCATTATCTGTTTTATGTATACCTGAATACGGCCATCTAATTTCAGATTCAGCATATTCTCCACCGTTCCAATGACTTAATAATGATACAGCATTTAAAGGACACGGTACTTCCATATCATCATATAATGCTACACCTAATTGACCATCATCATCAACAATACCACCCTTATATTCTATTTTATTTCCCCAATGTTGAAAAGGATATTTTAATTCACTAGATTTCGTCATATAAGCATAATTATCTTCTTCATTCACTTGATAGCGATGAATATCAGTATGTATAAAGTATTCACCAATTGAATGTTTTGTATAACATGTTAGTTTATCACCTTTTTCATTTACATCAAATATGTAACAATCTGACCATCCTTTCGCTTTAAAAGTCTCTATTAATTTTCTTTTTAATTCTTCCCATTCTGAATCATCATCTACTCTAATCATAATGTCAATGTCAGTATCAGTACCAATAGGACTAAATGAATAATTTGATAAATCAAAATTTTGTCTATAACGTAATATACCAATTAAAGTCCCTTCAGTAGGCCACCATTCTTTTTTTGTAGAATTCATAATTTCAAATACAGTTATTGCACTTTTATCAAATAATTTTTTTATTTTTTCAGGTGACTTATCTGTTAATAGATCCGGTATTGTAACAGTAATTTTCATTATATATTATATAATGAAAATTTTTAATAACTAACATATACACCTTTCCTTGCACTAGGTCTTGTACTATCAAATTGACCATCTAAATATACTAATGAACTTTTCCATTCTAAATCTATTTTTAATTCATCTATTTCCTCCTCTAAAAATGATATCTTCTTCTCATAATCATCCTTCATTTGATTATATTGGTCTCTTAAATCATTTACTAATTCTAAATATTCCCCCTCATTTTGTATTGACATATAACATCCAAATTATTTAATTATTTAATTTTTTACTAAAATATAAAATTTTAATTATCTTATTCGGTATATATTCAATATTAAATACTTTTAAATCTACATTTTTCTTTGGTAAAAATATTCTTATATATGGATTTATCTTTTTTTTTAATCTTCTTATACTCTTATAACATAAAAGTACCTGGTCTGAATCTTTTAATACAAACATTATTACATGATCTATATCTGTATTAGTATGTGCTGTAAATGTATCCTTAATTATACTGTGCCTATTATAATATTTACCAAATATTCTTACTACATCTAACGATGAATTGATTCTTGGTGCGTAATCTGGCCTTACTATTAATTTGTGAAAATTCCACATCCCTAATATTTCATCATATTTAATGCAACAATCTAATTCTAAATCAGCCCTACAACAAAAACCGGTTTTTATTACTGATAATGCTTCTTTTATTAATAATTGTACATTGGGCATGTATTAATATATATTAGATAAAAAAATAATAATAACAACAGATAAATACATTCAGGTAAATTATTTTGTAAATATATCGGTAAATAAAAAAAATTACTTTCAAAAACAAATACATAAAAATCTAAAATAATCGCAATTAATGGTAAAAAAAACGCCGTTAATAAACCTAAAACCATTGCAAATATTAAATTATTAGTAAAGTTATTAAAAATAAATAATAGTGATAAAATAAATAATATTTCCATATTATTTATTTTATAATTTTCACTTTAAATTAATACAATTAATTTATCAATAATTGATAATATATTATTATCATTATTATATGTTTCTTTTAATTTAAGTAATCCCTTTTTTATATTTTTAAAATGACTTTTTAAAATATCTAATTTTATTTTTGGAATACAATGTTTATAATTAACTATTAATGTTCTATCTATTAATAATTTTATTTCTTTTATAAAATATTCTAAATCATTGAAACTCGAATCTCTTCCTAAACCAACTATATATCTATAAGTTGATGTTGTCCAAGATCCAAAATAATTTGAATGAATCAGAATATTAAATTTATCATCAAAATAAAATTTTTGATTCTGTTGTAAATTCTTTATTTTAATAAGATTACTTATTACAGTATCATATTCATATGATACACATTGTTTAAAATTATTATAAAATTCATCTGTCGTTTCAGAATTAAATAATTGTCTTATTTGAGGAGTTATAACATAATTAAAATAATTATATTCACGATCATCTATAATATCATTACGAACAGATCTTATCATAATATATATTGAAATAGATATTTATTAAATATTTTTTTTGTTATATTTATTTTAAAAGATATATCTTCGTCTTTACATAAAAATATTTGAATACTATTATGATTATATTGTAACTCAAAAACATTTTCATTACAAAATTCAATAAAATAAAAAGAGGGAGTTATACATTTAATACTTAGATTTTCATCTAAAACAATAAATTTGTGTAACCTTTTTTTTTCATAATTATGATAAATACAAACGACATAATTATTATCTATATTTATAAAATTAGTACAAATTTTAAATGGGTGAAGACAATAATTAGTATATTTTTTATAGATTTTTAATTGACCGTTATAAATATTCATATCTAAAATTTTCATGGGATTTAAATTATTAATTATATAAAATTTATTATTATAATTTAATATACTTTGACATACTTTATTAAAACTTATATTTGTTCTTTCTACAGTTAAAGATAGCTCTTTAACTAATGATTTCCTATAATATTTAATATTGTCAAGCATATTAAAATAATATTCATTTGGTATATTATTTTGTATAATACCTAAATTTAATTCTTTACTAGCATCTTTATTTATATAATAATAAATAATACCTTTTAGATATAAAAATTTATATCGATATATATCCTCCTCTACAAATAATAAATCATTGTCTGGATATTTTATTTTTGATCCAATTTCACAAAATATATCAGATATTGCATATTTACCCTTCTTTTGATAATATTCTGCTAATAAATATAAGGGCTCTGATCTCGTTGGTTTCTCCTGATATGCTTTTAAACACCACATAACCATTTCTTTTTCTAAATCTAAATATGAATAACATTTACCTATCATATATATACTAAACCACTTTTCTTCATGAAAATAATCTAAGTCTGCTCTTTTCTTATAAAATTCAATTGCTTTTTCAAATTGTTTACTATTCCGATATGATTCAGCTAAATAAAAAATATTTCGAGGATTTGTTGGATTTTTATTTATAGAATATGTTAATAATTTTATATCTCTTTCAAATTTAACATGTCTACAACCACCATCTCCATGATCATTTATCCAAATATTTTTAAATCTAGCTATCTTTGGATTTTTTTTATCATATTCATAATATTCATGAGTTACTCCAACTGAACTAATATTCATATCAGCTTTTAAAAATCTTATTAAATAATATTTTAATATACCTGTTTTTAATTGAATATTTATTTCATCATAACTTTTTAATTGTTCTTTAAAAAATGTTTCATCATAATCAATTACATGATCTGCATCCATAAAAAATAAATAATCTGCTTTATTTTTTGCTAATTTTAAAGCATGTGTTCTATTAAATCCAAAATTTACAAATTCTTTTTCATGTAATTCACCTGGTATTTTTTTCTCTTCAAAATATTTTCTAATTATCTCTTTAGTATTATCGGTAGAACCAGTATCTACTATTACCCAATAATCTAATAATTTATAACATGAATCTAATAACCTTTTTATTATTTTACCCTCATTTTTTACTATCATATTTAAACATACTGTTGTCATTATACTTATCATTAATGTATTTAATTTTAAATCTATTTAAAATGTTTAAAGATAAAATATTATTATTAATTATATTTATGTCGAACCCAACGAAAATAGACCATTTAACCGAAGATGATCCTATCTCCGGTCAAAAATTTGTATTAGTTTCAATAATCACACCCGAATTAATTCAAAATTGTTCAGTTAGAGGAATTAAGGTAAGAGGTGTTTATGGTACTGAACAGGAAGCTAGAATTAAAGCTTCAGAATTACAAAAAAGAGATACATTACATAATATTTATGTAGCCCCTGTTGGTAAATGGTTACCATGGGAAGATGATCCTAATAAAGCACATGATGAGGAATATGCAGAAGGCGAACTAAATAGGATTATGAAAGGTTTAAAAGAAAATCAAGCTAAATCGAAAATGTTACATGAACAACGAAAAAATGATTTAATTGAAAAAACGTTAAAAGAACAAGAAAAAAGAAAGAAAAAACTTGATAAAAAATCAGATTTATCAAATGATGATGATTTAGTAAATAATAAATCATCAAATGATACAAAAGGTCAAGTCGAATTAGAATCTGTAGATATTAATGAAATGGAATCTGTCAATAAAAAATACGACTCTTTGCAAGTAGAATCTGAAATTTCAGATTTAAAAAGTGAATTAGAAAAAACAAAAAAGGAATTAGAACAAGAAGATCAAAATATAGAAAAAGATAAAACCATTATGAAAGATAAAACTACTAATTTAGATAAAATTAATTCTGAATTAGTAGAAGCTACACAATTATATGAACAATTAGCAAGTCAATAAATTAATTAAATAATTAAATAAATAAATCATAAATTAAATCTTATTTTATGATATATGGATCGTATTATATCCATTTGTGGTATTTTATGTATAGTTATGTTCGTTTTAGGTTTAGGAAAATTAAATTATAAAAAATTAAATGATCAAAGAAAATTTAGAACTATTTTAACACGCACTACTGATGAAGAATTAATTAACCCTACACCACCTAGTATTACTTTTGATAAATTATTTTCTCAACCATCTGTATGGATTGGTGATTTTGGACAGGCTACAAATAATAAAGATTATTACCGGAAAAAAAAGGATTAATCTTCTTTCTTTAACTTTTTATCTTTTTTGTAAAACGTTGGTCAACATTACCAGGACCACTTAATGTAATATCAAAATAAATATATTTTTGGCCAATATCTTCTAATGTAAATTTATAATTATTATTTTTTTCCATAATTTTCCAATCTTTTTTAATGGGTGGTAATATTGTAACATAATTATTATTGTAATTACTATAAATATTAATTTCTTTAATTTTATTAAATTCAACTAATTTTTTTATTTGAATTTTTATCAAAGAAAATGATTTCATATTTTTTGTTTCTTTTGCACCATGTTTTATATAAAAAGATTTGATAAATCTCCTATAACCACCAGTAATTATTTTATTATATTTTTTTGTAATATTAATATTAATATAATTATCAAAATTAGATCCACCTCTTTGCTGAGGGCCTGGTGTCAGTCGAGTTAATGGATTTATTACTTTGATTTTTAGATGATTATTCATAATATATATATATATATTGTTGTGAAAAAAAAAAAGATTAATCTTCTTTTCTTACTACAATATTTGCTTTTCTAACCCGTGATGATACTAAAGAAGTCAGATCTAATATCTTCTTCTTTTTATCATGATGTGGATCAAAATATTTTTTATGAAATCTATTGAATTTCTTAGAGCCAATACTAAATTTACTACGACTTTTTGCTTTATACCAAAAAACTTTCTTTTTTATATCAGTAGTTCTTAAACGATTATCTATTACCATACAACCATAATTATTCGTTACTTGCAAAAATACTTGCTCAAATACATCTCTACTTGGAAACATACCAGCATAATGCTCATATAATTTCTTTCTATTATTTACAAAATCTTCTCCTAACATAAATATATAATCAAAATTGGATCTTAATTCAGGTTGAATACCTAAACAATATTGCATAGTTAATATAAATGTCAATTGATAATGCCTACCTTCGTTAAATACTGTTAATACATTTGGATCTTTTAACCACAAATGTTTAGAAGACATACAATCATCCATAATTAATATTGATCGCGGATCTATTAATTTTTTTCGATTTTTTTTACGACTAACATTTTTATCTAATATCATTCTTTGTCTCTGTAATATCTTTGGAATTATATTTGTTTTATATTCATGATAAATAAATGATGGGGGAAATATTTCATCATAAAATTTAGTCATTCTATCAGTTGGTGCTATTATTGTACCACATGGTATATCATTTAAATAATATAATATATCTCTAACTACCCATGATTTTCCAGAACCTGATTTTGCTATTACAGCTATTCTTGGATTTTTTGCGTCTCTATGTTTATCATATGCTAATTTTCTCATATCAAATCTTTTCAATTCTAATACATTACCATCGTATACAATCTCTTTTATATTCATATATAAATATAAAAGATTTTTATAATTATCTAAAAATCCGCAGGTATCTTATAATAATTTAATTGATTCTTCTCTATTTTATAATCTAATATATAAAAACCACTACCTATTAATAATAAATGTATTAATGCATCAAAAAATTCAAGGTTCTTTGTTTCTTTCTCTTTTAATTTTGGATATACACATAGTCTCCATAAAAAAACTAATACAGCTAGAAATATTAATATATATTTTTTATCTATTATCATCTTATATATATTTATAGATAATTTTATACTTTATGTAGTTGTCTATAATCACGACTTTTCATTGATTTTTTTTTACTATTATTTGTAAATAAATTATTATCTGATGAATTAATAAATTTCATATTATTCTTTATTTTTTTATTTTCTCTTATTTCTTTATCATTACTAAATACTTCTTGAAATCTATCCATATTATCTACATCATAAGATGCACTCGTTTCTAAATTAGTTTGTTTTATATGTTTTACTTCATTATGTTTTTTTTTTATTATATTATCTATTTTTACACTTTCATTAATTTTTGAATTACTTAAAAATTTTTTTACATCTCGTTCTATTCTATCTGAAGAAGTATACCTTCTTGAATCTGATTTGTCTTGATAAGTAGACGATCCACTATAACTCGATTTTCTTGATTTTCTTGATCTGTTTTTTCTTGATCTATTATCCCTAGAATTATACTTTTTACCACCCTGTTGAATCGGAAATAAAGGTTTGTTATCTATAGGTATCATTGGAAATGGATTATTTACTGTAATATTATTATCTGGTATATTATTCCCTACAATATTATTCCCTGTAATATTGCTATTATTAACACCCTTTACTAATTTTATACGAATATCCTCCATAGGAGCTACTAAATCCAACTTCTGTTTTAATTGTTTTAAATTCTCTATACTATCATTCGGTACTTTTAAATTAATTTGTTTATCATATATTTCTACATTTAAAAACTCATCTATCAAATAATCTAATGGTAACAATTCGATTATTGCATTCTCTATATCCTCTCCTATTATCTTCATTACAATATTCATATTTTGTAAAACTTCAATATCTTTAAACCCCTTGTAAAATAATATAGGTTTATTAAATATTGTACGAGCTACTAAAATATATACTTTCTTTATGAATTTAGTTAATGTTATATTTTCATATAATGAAGGTTCAACAAAAGTATCCTTTGTCTCTTCTAAAAATATACTTATATTTATTTTTACTAAACTCTTAATTAAATTCTCTAAATACCCACATGAACATTTAGTCTTTATACGAGTAACTTCCTTCAATAAATCTTGATCTGACCATTTTGGTATTTTACTTAATAATCCTTGAAATACCATTAATACATCATTTGAATTTGAAATATTAGAGGCATCTAGATAAATTGATAATATACCCTCGTATATGTATGGTTTTATAATATTTATTAATTTATATGTTAGGATTTTCTTTATACCTAGTAAATTAGACATTTTTATATTATATTAGAGATTTTTCTCTAATATATTTTAATTTATTTGTCTACTTATATATTTAATGATTCCCCCCGCGGTTCCTTAACATATCTAATTGTTTTCTTGTCATGCAAGGGCACCCAACTCCATTATGACCAGTACAATTCATATTATTTGGAATATATTTTTTTCCTATCTCTCCTTTTCCAATGCGTTTATCTCTATTTATCTTAAATCCAGGCGGCCATTGTTGTTTACAACAATCTGGACTACACATTGCATCCGCAACCTTTACTGTCTTTGATACATTCCCTGAAAATTTCTCAGACAATGCAGGTAAAAAGTATACCATACTCATGTAAACTAATACACATAATGATGCTATTAATAATAACTGTTTATCATTTAACATTGATATATATACATAGGTTATATATTTTATATATTAAATATTATATTTCTACAGGTATTATTTCTAAATATAATTTTAATACTACATATTTTTTTATCTTTTTATTATATTTTCTTTTTATAAAATCTATCTCAATATTATAATTATCCAAAAATTTATTTAAACTCTCTAAAAAATTATCATTTATATGTTTGAAAAAATAGTCTTTATTCTTCTCAAATTTTTTCCCTTTTATATTATGATTCTCTAAACTTACATTTTGTAATTTATATAAAAGTCTATTATATTTTGTTATAAAATATTCATCATCTTCTATCGTTATCTCATTTAATCCAAATCTTTTACATTTTATAATATAATATCCCTCGATTGTTACTACTATTGAATTCTGTACAACACCCTCATTATAATTCTCTATAAAATGAATTATATCTTCTGGACTTGGTGGATCATATATTATACCCTCCTCTAGTCTTCCATATATCCCACCAGTCGGAGGATGAGTATGAAAAATTAATTCATTCTCTTTTATATCAGGTAAATCATAATTAAATAAAATCTCCTTATCATCTTCTGCATTGAAATTTCTATGTGTATTTACTACTATCTTATCCACTTTCCCAGAACTATTTATATCTAACATTCCAGCATGCTCTATATATTGCTCACTTTTTGGACCAAAAATCTTCTTCGCACCTAAATGCATTAATTCGTCTAATATACTTAAATGCTTATATGTTAACTTTATTATTCTCTTATTACCGACCCTTACCTCAGTATTGTTAAATACTAAAGTAAAATGTTTATTTGTTTCTAAACTATCCAAATTCTGATTTTTTATAAATTCTTTGAATTTTTTACTTACTTTTATATCCTTCTTCCTTATTATCCATATATACGGACTTAAATGATAAGCAGATATGTCTTTTGTTAATTTATATACACTTAGTAATTTTTCTATCTCCTTTAATTTATTATACTCTTTCCCTATTTCTACCTCTATATCTTTATCAAATCTACTCTCTAAAAATTTACTACCTAAATTTAATAAAGATTTATTAGTACCTTCTATTTTATAAATATTGTCATCTATTAAATATATACTCATATACTATTTAGTATATATTTTCTCATAATTTTATATATACATACTCATTATATTTATTATTAATATACGGACACAGTTATACTTTTTAATAAATATACTTAAAAATATAATAATAATGAATATTAGATAATTATAAAAATGACTTCTTGGTTTATGAAAAATAATGAATTAGGAGAATCGAACGATTCTCCTCAAAATACAAATATATCTGCACTAGATCGGCAATTACACCTATCTAATAACAGGCGATTTGGTAGAAATACAGATCGAAATACACGAAATCCTAGACAAAATAGAAATACAGATCGAAATACACGAAATCCTAGACAAAATAGAAATACAGATCGAAATACACGAAATCCTAGACAAAATAGAAATACAGATCGAAATACACGAAATCCTAGACAAAATAGAAATACA